GGGGCTGACGCTGGAAGAGTTTGATGAAATCCATGACCGCAGTGACACGATGCACGAGGCAATGGTTGATGTGGTCAAGAAGCTGCGGGAGAAAAACGCATGAGACCGTGGAGCATAGAAGAATGCGAGGCTTACGCTAAGCAACTCAGGGACAAGACAAGGGCAAGCACGGCAGACCATGCCGCACAAGCCATCGAGTATCTGTTGGGGCTGGTGCGCCGGGAATGGGTGGGGCTGACGTGGGAAGAGATTGACGAGTGCTTCAAAATCACTCCGGATCAGTACCTGTCGGCTCACATCTATAAGCGCATTTTCACCAAGCTCAAGGAGAAGAACACATGACCCTACCCATCGTTCTATTCCTGCTGGGCGCTGGCGTTGTACTGATTGTTTCCCTGCCGCTCACGATCATTCTTGTCGAGCTGTACGACAAGCTGCGGGGAGGTAAAAAGTGAAGTGTGTGCGATGCGGCAGGGACACCGCTGTGCTGGACACGCGCATGGTGGATCACATGCTCAAGAGACGGCGTGAGTGTGGTCACTGCGGGCACCGCTTCTCGACCTATGAGATGGATGATGGCTGCGCCAAGACCATCCGTAAGTACATGAAGCCGCACGCCCAAGCAATCACCAAACGCGTGGCGCTGACACGCAGGAACGAGAAGATCATCAAACTGCTGGAGCAGGGTCACAAACACGCGGTCGTTGCCGCTGAGTTTGGGCTGAGCGACAACATGATCAGCACCATCGCCCGCAACAACAAGATCGTGGCCTACAGGAACAGAAAGAAGAAATGACCAAACGCAAATGCAAGTGCCCCCCAGACAGCCCGTTTCACTGGCGTGACAACCCGCGCCCTTCTCTCTTCGCCCTCGACAACAACTTCAAAGCTGCAGCCGCAACGCTGTCGCACAACCAGACGATGGTGGTCGAGCGTGAACGCGAGAAGGGCAGGGACATCAGTCACATCGCCGGCCTGTCGGCCAAGACCCACGCCGAGCGCATCATCAGCGTCAAGCAGTTCACCGTGTACACACGGGCAGGACTGAAGCTATGAAGTGCCCTGTATGTGGAAAACCCTCCGTGATTTTGGAGACCAGACACAATGAGTACACGAACACCAGCTACCGCCGCCGGGAGTGCGACAGCACCGACACGCACAGGTTCACCACGGTGGAGTCCATCGCAGCAGTCGGAGCTAAGCGCGCTCCAAAGCGGCCAGTGGTGGCCATTCCAAAGAGCAGACGCGCAGGTGCTGAACTACCTGCACCGAAAGCAAAGCCAAAAACAAAACAACCCAAGTGACATCGAGGACGCACTACTATGAACGGAATGAACGATCTGATGAAGGGCCTGAACGGCACCAGCGCTGATGACCTGCAGGTCAGCGGCAACCATTACAAAGACATGCCCATCCAGCCGTGGCATGTGATGCAGGCGGTGCTCACGCACGACGAGTTCGTGGGCTTTCTCAAGGGCAACATCATCAAGTACAGCCTGCGTGCTGGACGCAAGGACGGCAGCGACGACGCTGGCAAGGCCCGGCATTACATGCAAAAACTGCAGGAGGTCGAGCGTGGCGATTACTCCTGAAGGCAAGGTCAAGCTGGGGGTCAAGAAAATTTTGGACGACCTGCGCATCTATCACTTCTCGCCGTTCATGGCGGGTATGGGACGTGCGGGTGTGCCGGACATCATCGCCTGTTTTAACGGCAAGTTCGTGGCCATCGAGTGCAAGGCCGGCCAGGGCAAGACCACGGCGCTGCAAGACCGAGAGCTTGACGCGATCTGTGCCGCTGGTGGGTTCGTGTTCGTGGCACGGGAGGACAATTTGAAAACTCTGAAAGAGAGACTGCTATGTTTATAAAAAGCGCGGAAGAAATGGATGCAGCGCTCAGCAAGATGTCGGAAGACCAGCGCGAACACCTGCGCATCGTCATCTCTGAGCTGCTCCAGTGCTATCTGGACGACGACCTGCACGGCATGGTGATGATCGGCAAAGAACCGTACGAGCGCTTCAAGGTGATGGCCGTGAACACCAACGAGATGGATGCAGCCAAACTGCTGGGCGCGGTGAACGAGCACGTTCAAGAGTCCGTCGTGTCGGACGCGCCACCCAAGGAGCTATTTAATTGATATACTGATTGCGTGGCTAGGGTAGCTCCCGAACCGCAGCGCGTCCACGTTGCTTGCCACACTTTTCATGGACATCTTCGTAGCAAGGACAGCTATGCCAAAACAAAACACGTTAGCCGACTTGTCTTTTTTCTGGGCAAAAGTGCGCAAGACGCACGGCTGCTGGAACTGGGCGGGCTACAGTAAACGCAAAGGTTGGCACGGAACCGTGAAGGTTTCGGGTGTTGACTGGCAAGCACATCGCTTGTCGTGGCACATACACAAGGGTGCGGTGCCGTGCGGCATGTTTGTACTGCACAAATGCGATAACCCTCTGTGCGTCAAGCCAGACCATCTCTTTCTTGGAACGCAAGCAGACAACTGCCGAGACATGGTGCGCAAAGGCAGGCAGGTGCCTCCGACGCGTGCATCAGGTAACCACCCACAACTTTGCATCTCAACGCAAAGCGTGCCGACGGTACAAGACATGTACCGTTCAGGACTTACACAGCGAGATATAGGATACCTGTTTAATGTCAGTGACGTTGCCATCTCCGTACTACTCAGGAAGCACAAGTGAGCAAACCCTACAAACGCATATTGGTTGGAGACTTTGAAACTTTTTGGAGCAGCAAAGATTTTACTTTGTCGAAATTGACCACTGAAGAATATATACGGGACAAAAGATTCAAAGTTTTTGGCGCTTGCTGGAAATGGTTGGGGGATGAGGCCCCTGCCCAGTGGGTGCGCGGCGATGACATGGCCGCGTTCCTTGCCGGTATTGACCCAAAAGAAACAGCCGTACTTTTCCATAACGCTCAATTTGATTGTTCAATTCTTGATTGGGTATATGAATGGCACCCCGTCTTCATCTTCGACACCCTATCGATGGCAAGAGCTTTACGAGGCGTGGAAGTGGGCAACTCCCTTGCCAAACTGGCGCTGGATTTTGGACTCCCTGACAAGGGAAAAGCCGTTCATTCGACGGACGGACTTGCGGTACTCCCAGAACAAATTGAAAGAGAACTTGCGGCTTACTGCGCTCACGATGTCTTCCTCTGCGAAGAAATCTTCCAACGACTGAGCGACGGCTATCCATCCAAGGAACTCCGACTGATCGACATGACGCTCAAGATGTACACCCGCCCGGTGCTTGAGCTTGATAAGAACATGCTGCTCGACGCAATCGAGTCAGAGAAGGAAACACGTGAAGGTCTACTACACAGGCTCGGCTTGGATGAAACTGTTCTGGCGTCGAACCCGCAGTTTGCGAAAGCGCTCGAAGCGCTTGGAGTCGAGCCGCCTACGAAGATTAGCAAGACGACTGGTAAGCGTACGCTCGCGCTTGCCAAGAACGATGCGCTCTTCCAAGCACTCCTCAATGGTGGGAATGAGGAAGTTGCAGCGCTCTGTGAAGCGCGACTCAAAGTTAAATCAACGACGGAGCGCACGCGGGCGCAGCGCTTCCTAGACATCTCCCATCGAGGGGCGCTGCCCGTGCCCCTGTCCTACTACGGGGCATCGACCGGGCGGTGGACAGCCAGCAAGGGGTCGGCCATCAACATGCAGAACTTAAAGCGCGGCAGCTTCCTGCGCAAGGCCATCATGGCTCCCGAGGGCTACCAGTTGGCGGTGGGTGACCTGTCCCAGATCGAGCCGCGCGTGCTGGCGTGGCTGGCTGACTACGAGGAACTGCTGGACATCTTCCGGGCCAAGGGTGACCCGTACGCCCAGTTCGGGGCGCAGATGTTCAACATCCCCGGCATGACCAAGGACACGCACCCCATCGAGCGACAGTCCGCCAAGAGCGCGCTGCTGGGAGCTGGCTATGGGCTGGGGTGGGCGAGCTTTGCGCAGCAGCTTCTGGTGGGCTTCCTCGGGGCACCACCGCTGCGCTACAGCAAGGCCGACGCCAAGAAGCTGGGGGTCACGGGCGAGGGCATTGCGGCATTCGTGCAGAACGAGGAGTACGTCAAGCGCATGCAGGAGATTCCCCACATCTGCACTGAGCAGGAACTGCTCATCCACTGCCTCACGGCCAAGGCCATCATCGACAAATACCGCGCTGCAGCATGGCCAGTGAAGACGTTTTGGAGCATGATGGAGGAGCTGCTGGTGCGGTGTCTTGCCGGGGGCGAAGAGATCGTGTATAAATGTCTCACCTTCCGAAAGGAGGAGATCGTATTGCCAAACGGCATGCGCATCCTGTATCCCAATCTGCGTCAAGAGAAGGATGAAAAGGGTGGCAAGCGGTGGGTGTATGGGCCGGAGGCCACGCCCCTGTACGGTGGAAAGATCACGAACAACGTGGTGCAGGGCACTGCGCGGATTGTGATGACAGACGGGATGCTGCGGGTGAACAAACGTTACCCCGTGGTGGGAACGGTGCATGACGAGCTGATTGCTGTCGTGCCCGATGAAGAGGTAGCTGACGCGAAGACTTGGGTCCTCGCGCAGATGACCATGGAGCCGAGCTACTTGCCGGGGCTACCCTTGGACGCTGACGGTGGTGTGCACCGTCGATATGGACTGGCGAAGAACTGATGAAAGAAGACGTACTGATTGATTACGCCACGCCGCTTATGAACATCGAGCGGCTGGCCAAGGAGGTGCACGACGCATGTCTGCACCGCACGCTGTCAGAGGCGGAGGAGAGAGCGCTGGAGCTTGTGACTGAGTCGCGGCTTCTTGTTCAAACTCTTCGGCTCATGCAAAACAAATAACCCAAGGAGAAGCAGATGGACTTGCCAAAGAAAGTGAAAGTAGGAGACCGCTGGTACTCGGTCGAGATCGTCGAGACCATGCAGCGCAAGGCGCAGATGGGGTACGTGTACTACGGTACGGGCGAGATCGAAGTTGCCAAGAAGTGCAACGTCACCGACAAGCCGTTTTCCAAAGAAGAAGTCAGTGACACGTTCTGGCACGAGCTGACACACGCGATCCTCTATGACATGGGCAGCAGCCTGTACAACAACGAGAAGTTCGTGACCCGGTTCGCCAACCGCCTGTCCAAGGCAATCAACACAGCGAAGTTCAAATGAATGAACAGTTTTGGGAAGATGTTGAAGAAGCGTTCATGCGCGACGCTATCGTCAACGGGGTCAGCATTTTCATTGCCATGCACAAAGACGGCCAAACAAAGTTTAAGCTGGTGCCAAAGGAAGAGTTCCAGCAGTTTGCGGAGTTTTTGTTGGAGTACCCTGAGTTAGCAAAGAAAAGGTTTGATAAATGAAAAAACCAGCATGGAGCCACAGCTCCCTCAAAGACTTCGAGGGTTGCGCCCGCAGATACCACGAGGTCAAGGTCTTGAAGAAGTACCCCTTCCAAGAGACTGAGGCCACGCGCTACGGCAACCAAGTGCATGAGGCGTTAGAGCTGTACATCCGGGACGGCAAGGAGATTCCTGCGCAGTACGCGCAGTTCAAGGATGTGGCGGACGCCATGCTGGGCAAACCCGGGCGCAAGCTGGCTGAGTATGAGATGGCGCTGACCGTTGACCTCAAGCCCTGCGAGTGGAAGTCACCCGACGTGTGGGTGCGCGGCATCGCCGACATCCTAATCCTCGACGACGAGAACCTCACAGCGTGGGTGGGCGATTGGAAGACCGGTAACAACAAGTACCCCGACAGGGATCAGCTTGTGCTCATGTCGCTCATGGTCTTCGAGCACTTCCCTCATATCCGCAAAGTGAACAGCGCCCTGCTGTTTATCGTGAAGAACGACATGGTCAAGATGTCCATGACGCGTGACCAGAAGGATGATCACTGGTGGAAGTACCGTGAGCGCACGGCGCGGCTTGAGGCGTGCTTCTCCAATGACGTGTGGAACCCAACTCCGACCCCCCTGTGCGGCTGGTGCCAAGTGACCGGCTGCGAGTTCAACCCCAAGCACTGAGGACATCATGACCCAGACCAACGGCAAGCGTGACTACAAGCACGCCTACAAACTGCAGAAGGCTTCCGGCGAAACCCAAGACCAGCTCGAACGGCAGAAGGCCCGCCGGCTCTACGACAAGAAGGGCATCGACCGGGCGGGCAAGGACATCGACCACAAGACGCCGCTACGCAAGGGCGGCAAGACGACCCCGGGCAATCTGCGGCTGCGAAGTAAGAGTGCCAATCAAGGCGACAACAAATAAAACTGGAGAAGCAGGTGCAGATCGTAGACAACAAAGCGCTGCTGTTTAAGACGCGCAACCCGGCCAAGTACAGCATCATCCCCAAACACAAAGTCATCCCTGTCGATGGCGGCTATCAGGTGGCTGTGTACTGGGGGCTGGACGAGGCGCGGGTACTGCGCAATCTGGGCGTGAAGAACGTCCCCTCCCCCATCACCCAACGCTACGACTGGCCCGGGCGCTATAAGCCCATGCAGCACCAGATCGACACGGCTGCCTTCCTGACCATGCATCGCAGGGCGTTCGTGTTCAGCGAACCCGGCACGGGCAAAACTCTCTCGGCCCTGTGGGCCGCTGACTACCTGATGAAGCTGGGCAAGGTGCGGCGCGTGCTGATCCTGTGCCCTCTGTCGATCATGCACAGCGCATGGATGGGGGACATCAACAACAGCGTCCTGCACCGCAGCGCCATCATCGCCCACCATCCGAAAGCTGCACGGCGCATCGAGATGATCCAGCAGGACTACGAGATCGTCATCACCAACTACGAGGGACTAGCCCTGATCGCCGACGAGGTGAAGGCCGACGGTAGGTTCGATCTCGTGATCGTCGATGAAGCCAACGCCTACAAGACCAACACGACCCGGCGCTGGAAGGCGCTCAACTCCATCCTCACCACGCAGACCTACCTGTGGATGATGACCGGCACACCTGCGTCGCAGTCTCCCGTGGATGCGTATGGCCTTGCCAAGCTGGTGAACCCGGACGGCGTGCCGAAATTCTTCACGGCGTGGCGCGACAAGGTGATGAACAAGATCACCATGTACAAGTGGGCACCCAAAGCCACCGCCAAAGAGGAAGTGTTCGAGGCGCTCCAGCCTGCGATCCGCTTCACCAAGGCGCAGTGTCTCGACCTGCCGCCGGTTGTTACGATGGCTCGGGACGTGGAGATGACGCCCCAGCAGGCCAAGTACTACAACATGCTCAAGACGCAGATGCTGGTGCAGGCGGCAGGGGAAACCATCACGGCGGTCAATGCCGCTGCTGCGATGAACAAGCTGCTGCAAATTTCTTGCGGTGCAGCATACACAGACGACCGTGAGGTGGTGGAGTTCGACGCCGCGCCCCGCCTGTCGGTACTGGAGGAAGTGCTGGAAGAGACGAACCGAAAGGTGATCATCTTTGCGCTGTACCTGAGCATCATTGAGACCATCAGCAATCACCTTACGAAAAAGGGCATAGCCAACGAGCAGATTCACGGCGGGGTGACAGCGTCCAAGCGGGCGCAGATCATCCACAGGTTCCAAAACGAACCGGAGCCGCGCGTGCTGGTGATGCAGCCCCAAGCCTCGGCGCACGGGATTACCCTAACCGCTGCTGACACCGTCGTGTTCTACGGCCCACTGATGAGCGTGGAGCAGTACATCCAGTGCTGCGCCCGGGCCGACCGTAAGGGCCAGACCAGCGACAAGGTCACCGTGGTGCACATCCAGTCCAGCCCGGTGGAGAAGCGGATGTTCAAAGCGCTCAGTCAGAAAGTGGACGACAACTCTTTACTGACTGACATGTTCAACAGCGTGATCAGCGAATAAAGGAGTTGCGCACCCAGCAAAAACATGTACACTGTCCAACCCTAGACAAATAACACGGAGAAGCAAATGACAGAGACTGAGAGTGAAACGATCCCACTGGATCGGCTCGCGAAGATTTACCGCAAGATTCGCACTGAGATCACCACGCTGACACAGGAGTACGACGGCAAGGTCGAGGCTCTGAAGGCGCAGCAGGAGGAGATCAAGAACGCGATGAAGGACATGATGAAGACGATGGGCGTCACATCAGTGCGCACCGCGCAGGGCACCGTGGTGCTGTCCATCAAGACCCGTTACAGCACGCAAGACTGGGACTCCTTCAAGAAGTTCGTGGTCGAGCATGACGCAGTGGACTTGCTGGAGAAGCGCATCGCGCAGTCCAACATGAACCAATTTCTCGAAGAGAATCCGGGACTCGTACCGCCCGGGTTGAACTCCCATGCGGAGTACGACATCTCGGTACGCAAACCTACCAACTGAAAGCACATCATGAGCAATATCACTGTATTCAATTCCGCAAAAGCACCCGCGTTCGTAGCCAACGCAGAACTGTCTGAAACCACGCTGGCTCTGGCTGGCGGGCCGGCCACTGGCCCCGGCGTCAAGCGCGTCTCCATCAAAGGTGGCGTGTTCCGTCTGGTCGCTGGCGGCAAAGAGATCGCTAACATCGAAGATCGTCACCTCGACGTGATCGTTGTGAAAGCTGCACCCAAGGTCAGCCGCATCTTCTACGCAGGTAAGTACGACAAGGATGCAGCGGCTGTGGCCCCGGATTGCTGGAGCAACGACGGCGAGACCCCCGACAAGTCCATCAAGGCACCGCAGGCATCGACCTGCGCCAAGTGCCCCCAGAACATCGCAGGCTCTGGCAACGGTAACTCCCGCGCCTGCCGCTACCAACAGCGTCTGGCTGTGGTGCTGGCTAACAACCCTGAAGGCGACGTGCTGCAGGTCACACTGCCCGCAACTTCAATCTTCGGCAAGGGTGAAGGCGACAAGCTGCCGCTGCAAGCATACGCACGGTGGGCGGCAACGCAGACTCCCCCGGTCAACCTCGACATGGTTGTCACGCGCATGAAGTTTGACACTACGGCTGAGTCCCCCAAGCTGGTGTTTGCCCCGCAGCGCTGGCTGACGGAAGGCGAGTACGGGACGGTGCAGGAGAAGGCGCAGAGTGTGGAGGCACAGCGTGCCGTACTGATGACCCCGGCTGCCGCCGATGGCGTGACCAAGCCCGCCCCCATGATGCTGGAAGGCAAGCGCCCCGGCGCAGCGGTGGAGGCTGAAGAGGAAGAAGCGCCCAAGCCCAAGAAGAAAGCCGCCCCGGCGGTGTCTGAGGACGAGGAGCCGGAAGTGCGCAAGCCCGCACCCAAGGCCGAGGCTGTGCCTGCCAAGAAGGGCAAGCTGGCTGACATCGTCGCCGACTGGGACGACGAGTAAGACACAGGGGCGGCGCAAGCCGCCCCACCTAAACAAATGGCTTACTCACAAAAAATTATCGACGCGGTTGCGAAGACGCCCAAGTCGCTGGGTAACCAGCTCGGGCGCTGGGCGGTCTATCATGACTTCCCCGTGACCAAAATTGCCACAGCTTTGGGAGTAACCCGGCAGACGGTCTACAACTGGTTCACGGGCACTGAAGTGTTCGTCGGCTATCGAGATCGCGCCGAGTTCCTTCTCAAAATCCTACAAACATCAGCAAACGCCGACGAGGCTTGGAGAACGATATGCCGGGAATACAACCTCAATCCCTAAGCGACGAAGAGCTGGAGCGCTACGCCTACTTGCAGGCCGGCGCGCTGCCCACGGAATGGGCTGAGCAACTCAGCAAAGCGTTCGCCAAAAACTTTGATGAACCCAACCGCGCCGACGACCCCCGCCAACTCAACCTGTTCGACCAGCTATAAACCTCACCGGGAATCCGAATGACACCGCAAGAGTTCTTCGCGGTGGTTCTGCCGCCACCCGGTCACGGGTTGTATTGCGCGGTCGAGCTGACCACAAAACGAAAAGAGCACAAGTTCGAGGAGAAATATGAAGACCTGCAACAACACGTAGACGCTTGGGTCGAGGACAAGTACAACACGTACTTTGCGCTGGCAACGTTTGAGAAGGCGGGTTCGCGCATCGCTGAGAACGCACGGCACATCAAGGCGCTGTTCGCAGACATCGACTGCAACAAAGACGGTCCCAAGACCTACGGCACCAAAGAAGAAGGCATGGAGGCGTTCACCTCCTTCATGCAAAAGACCGGGCTGCACGAACTTGGCAAGCCCTACATCGTGGACTCGGGCGGTGGGTATCACGTCTACTGGCCCCTGACCGAGACGCAGGACATCACGACGTGGAAGCCGCTGGCGGAGAACTTCAAGCGCCTGTGCAAGCAAGAGGGCCTGAAGATCGACATGACGGTGACGGCAGATGCCGCCCGCGTGCTGCGCTACCCGGACACGCTCAACTTCAAGCCGGAATACTCGGAGCCGCGTCCGGTGCGGATACTGGAAGAGGGCGTGCTGTTCGACTTCGACATCCTTGGCGAAGCTATCCGTGGCCAGTTGGGCGCGGGCGGTACGCCTGCGGTGACGGCACCGAGCAATGTGATCGAGCTGCCGGGCACCCGCCCCACCGCAGCTCCGACGGCCACTAGCGTGAAGCTGTTTGAGAACAGCTCAACGAAATTCAAGAACATCGTCAAGGCCACCCAGTCTGGGTCGGGTTGCGCCCAGCTTGAGCACTTCATCGAGAACGCGGAAGACGACGGCATGGAGCCGCTGTGGCGTGGCTGGCTGTCGATTGCCCAGAAGTGTGAGGACGGCTCCAAGGCTGTCGTGTGGCTGACCAAGCTTCACCCGTACACCAACGAGCGGATGGAGCAAAAGCTTCGCGAGATCAAAGGCCCCTACCCCTGCATCAAGTTCGACTCCGAGAACCCCGGCCTGTGCACCAAATGCCCACAGTGGGGCAAGATCACCAACCCGCTGGCGCTGGGACGTGAGGTTCACGTCAATACGGAAGAGAAAGAAATCCTGCAAGAGTTCGAGGACTTGAGCACGGTGACGGAGCCAGCACCGATCAAGCGCCCGGTACCGCCCAAAGGCTACGCCTACGGCGACAAAGGCGGCGTGTATCAGGAGCGTGAGGTCGAGATGGCCGACGGCTCCAAGACCAAGAAGCCCGTCATGCTGCTGCCCTACGACCTGTTCGTGGTGGACATCCTCAACGCCCATGGCGAGCACACTGTGCACATGATGGCGCTGCGTCCCGAGGGTGCGACAGACATCTTGGTGCCGGCCCGGGCGATTGTCTCCAGAGAAGAGACGGTCAAATCGCTAGCCCAGCAGAACATCATCGCCAGCTTTGGCCAAGGCAACGACCAGAACCTGTTTGCTTACGTCCGCGCCTGCGTCGAGAAGGCCGGCTTGGAGAAGAAGGCGCTCACCGTTCCGGACAACTACGGCTGGCAGCCCGACAAGAACTTCGTGTTTGCGGGACGCATCTTCTCTAAGGGTAAACCCCCAATCAAGGTGCCGATCCCGGGGCTGGAGAACATCGTCTCGGCGACTCAACCCAAGGGCACCATCGAGGGCTGGCGCACCATCATCAGCATGCTGATCGACAAGAAGATGTACAGGCACCTGTCCATCTTGCTGCTGGGCGCTGGCGCGCCACTGATGCGCTACACCGGGCTGGCCGGTATGACAGTTCACTGCGCCTCCACGGAGTCCGGCACGGGCAAGTCGCTGGCACTGGAGCTGGCGGCCTCGGTCTGGGGGCACCCGGCTCGCTACCGCACGGGCAAGTCCACGTCCACTGTTGCGATGCAGCAAAGGCTGGGTCTGCTGCACTGCCTACCGATGATCTCGGATGAGATCACGAACAACAACCGCAAGGACTTTGAGTGGTTCCCCGGCTTCCTACTGGATATGTCGGAAGGCAAGGGCAAGGAGCGGATGGAGTCTGGCGCGAACAAAGAACGCCTGAACCTATCGACGTGGTTCACCATCGCGATGCTGTCATCCAACACGCACGGCGTGGACTGGCTGACTGGCGTGCGCAAGCATTCCTCCGAGGGTGAGCTGCGCCGGCTGCTGGAGTACATCATCGAAGACCCGCTGTCGTGGACTTCTGCCGAGGTCGAGATCATCAAGAGCCTGCACCATAACTACGGCGTGGCGGGCTACATGATGGCGGACTACATGGTGGAAAACGAGGAGCTGCTGCCTGAGTTGACCAACGAGACCGTGCAGCGGATGTACAAAGTGTTCAACGCCACCAACGACGAGCGCTTCTGGATGGCTGGCATCGGCTGCGCCGTGACCGCCGGGGTGCTGTGGAGCCAGAAGTACATCGGCATCGTCGATCTGCCGCTCAAAGAGATTCTCGGTGCCTACAAGGATGTGGTGGCCTTCATGCGCAAGTCCATGCGTACCAACGCCCGGACTGCAGAGCATGTGCTTAACTCGTTCATCAGTGAGAATTTCGGCAAGCTGCTGGTTGTGCGCCGTCATGCGCAGAGCAACGCTCTGATGACTGAGTTTGGCATGGGTCGGGAGGCGGACGAGAGTATCACCCGCTCATCCATCTCTGGGCGTGTAGAGCACAACATCACGCCGGGCTACTGCGACTTCTTTATCGAGGAGCAGATGATGAAGGCCCACTGCGCCGCGCACAGTTTCGGCTATGCGGCGTTTTGCAAGAAGCTGGCGGAGACCAACAACATCATGGTGGAGTTCGTAAAGAAGGACATGACCGCCAAGACCAAGGCCCCGCCGATGCGCGTGCAAGCGCTCAAAGTGCGCCGCCGGGCAGAGGATGTGGATGAACTACTCCAGAATCCGCCTTCCTTGGAAGCGGCTTGAGAAGGGGCAGGGGTTCTTTGTCCCCTGCCTCGACTTTGAAAAGATGCGGGAGTATGGGCTGATCAAAGCGGTCAGCATGCGCATACTGGATGCGCATGCCATACCCGGCATCAAGGACGGCGCTACCGGGGTTTGGTTCTTTCGGAAGCCTCAGCAAGTGCGACATACTGCCGAGCCAACGCCACCTTCGCCTGATCCAACTGCTTGAGTCGCAGGTCTTTCTGCTCGGTGGTCAGCGTCGGGCTGGCGCGGATGATGCGCTCTTGCTTGGCCAGCTCGCCCAGATACTTCTGCACCTTGCCTGCCGTGGATGCGGCAGCCAGTTCGGCAGAGTATTCCTGTGCGAACGCCAGCGCCTCTGCCCTATCGCCACGCTCAAGGATTTTGTTGAACGTAGCCTTGGCTTGCTTGGTCCGCTCCATGGCGTCGTAGGCTTCGTCCAGCGTGCCCCGGCCCTCGACCGGCTGGAACAGACCCCCGATGAACGGCGTCTTGCTGGCCTTAAGCGAGGGCTTAGCAACCTCTGCCGACATCTCGGTGTTCAGTATCGGGTTGGCAAGCTGCACCACCGCGACGCCCAGACCGCCCGTGTAGCCACGGATCAGGTAGTCGATCTCGATGGGCGTGATGCCTTCCTTGCCAGTCAGTTTCCTAACCGTCTCGCTGGCCGTGACGCTGCCCAGCAGCTTAGCCAATTCCGTGGTGTTCTCACGGTAGCGCTCTTGCGGCAGGAGTTGTTTCTCGCGGGCAGACTCGATGTCGCCTGCAAAGAACGACTTGCCCAGCGCCACTTCGACGACCGGCTTGACTGCTTGCGGCAGGCTGAACGGGTTGGTCTGCGCCACGAGTTTGAAAAACCCGCCCATCGCCTTGCTGCTTTTCTCGTCGTTGGCAGCAATGTTGTACAGCGCCTCAGGCAAAGCCTTAAACAGGTAGCCCAATTCAAACGGGATCGGCACACGCACAGGCTCGTCGATGCCGGGCACGTACACAAACCAGTTGCCGTAGCGCTCTTCGGGTTTGGCACGCTTGTACGCTTCATCGTCGCCCATAAGAGCCGCGTATGCCAGCGTGCCTGCAGCCATCATCATGCCCCGAGCCAGCATTTTCTGCTTGATCTTGAGCTGTTCACTAAACGGCATCTGCCCCGTGTACGCCCGGTACAGCACGTCCAAGCCCTGAATCTGAGCGTTGAAGAACGGGATGATGGTAGACAGCGCTTGCATGCTGGGCGACACGCCACGGCGGCTAAAGTTCATGGACTCCAGCGTACGCAGCAGCGCCTCTTGCTCCGACATTCCCTTAGCCAGCGAGTCCTTGTAAACCACAGCGCGGGTAGCAGCGTCGCCTTGCATAGCCAGCGCGTCCAGTTTGGCAACCGCTTTAGCCCAGCCCGACTTGCCGGCGGCAATGTCAGCAATAAACTTTTGCATGTCGCGCTCGTTGCCAGAGAACACGTTGCTGCTGATAGCGCCGGTCTCCATGAGCGTCTTCTCAACGTCGCTGCGCCCAGCCACCATCTTGCCAAGCTCTTTGAAAGAACTCAGTACCGGGATGGCGTCCGTGCCGGTAGTCATCCAAGCGTTCAGCGGATCACGCACAACCTGCCGAATGGCGTACACAGGGTTGCGCGTCACAAACTTGCGCAGAATATCCGCCGGATAGCCCATCAGTTGGATAGCGGCGGGCATCGTCGTTTTGATACCCTCCATACCTTTGACGATCAGCTCGGCAGGGATGCCGTACATGTCCGTGTCGATCAGGACGTAGTGGTCTTCGCCGTTTTTCTTGAAGCGGACCACGTCGGCACTGGCCGGGCCTTTGCCCGGAGCAACACGGCTGGCAATCCCAATCTTGCGCAGCATGAACGCCGTCTCTTTAACAGCCTGATTACGCAGGCCCAGACCCGTGATCATGAACGTGTTCTGCGCAGCGCTAGTGAAGACCGGCAGGATTGACGTGTTTCCGCCCACCAGTTCTCTCAGATGCGGCTCGTCCCTGATGTTAGAGATGCGCACCGGATGCTCTTTGTCGATCATCAGTTGCACTTCGCCGTTGCTGTTGATGCGGTAGAACGGCACGTAGGTGATGGCCTTTAGCTCCGCAGCTTTCCTTGCCGACAGTGCGCCCGTCTCCACAAGGAAGTCCAGCAATCCGGCGTTGTACTGCTGGTACAGGTCGGCGGCCTCTTTGAACGCCGCTTTTGCGGTGGGGTTCGCTTCCAGCTTAGCCAGCACTTCGTTGTACTTGGCTTGCATCTCCGCAGGTTTGTCAAAGTTCAGCTTCGCCCAACCAACTTGGTTAGCGCGTTTGCCCGCCAGATACAGGGTGAACATGTCTTCCTGTTCGGTGTCGTTACCCAGCTTGGCTTTGTGCAGCGCTTGGGCCACGTCAATCAAGTTGACGCCTTTGGTGCTGCGGTACAAAGTCTTGGTAACACCGCCTTCTCGGGTAGTCTCCGCTTTCACCCGACCGTTGGTCATGAACTGACCGGCGTACTGACTGCGCTGCTGACCGAACCGGAGCAGGTACTGCGCGTTCGTAGCTTCCAGCGAGTTGATCTGCCCGGCGCTCAAACCTTTCTTGATGGCGGCGTCAAGTGCGGCGTATTGATCCACGAACTGCACACGACCAGCCAGCCCCAGCATGTTGCCGCGCAGCGTGTCAATAAATCCAGCCGGGCGGCCAATGCCGTAGTCGCTAGACTCGCGTCGAGAACGGAACGCAATCTGTCCGTCGGCTGCCCGGTACGGGCCAATCGTCTTGTTGGCAAAAGCCTGACGCGACTTCTTGAGCGCGTAGAACACGTCCGAGGTGGACATCTCCGCCATGTTGGTAAAGCCCATGCGGCGCAGAGCAGAGCGGACCATGCCCACCAGCTCTTTGATAAACCGCCCAGCCTTCTCACGGAACGACTCCGTGACCCGCGCTTCTTCCGTGTGAGCAATAAGCTCGCGCAGCACTTGCAGCTTTTGAATCTCTTCGCTGCGCCCTGCGTCACGGTTTGCCCGTGCCACTTCTTGCATCTCGGCCAGCAGCCTGTCACCGCCCAAATCTTTGGCCAGTTTGTACAGATCGGTCTTGTTGGCATACGCCTGAAGCTGCGGGATACCGATCAGGGTATCAATACCGTAGTGGCCCACAAGCTCGTGGAACACCGTCTCTTCCAGATCACGCAGGTCAGCGTGCTGATCGCCCACGACGAGGACCGTGCCGTCACTGAACACAGCGCCCTGCACCATGGCGTCGGTAGGGTCCACTCCGTCCTTTTGCATCTGCTTGAGCAGCTTGAGCGGAATCTTGCCCGGGTTGGCTGCGTACACAAGCGTGACGTTCTCTGGCAGATTCTTTTGAATCTTCTCCATGGCGGCTGCGGCTTGGGCAGCATCGACAACGCCCTCGCCAGTGCGCTCGCGCAGACGGTAGACCGGGCCACCCTCGTTAGCTTCCGCCTCACGGATCGTGGCTTCGATCTCTTTCTGGGACATGCGGCTGCCAGCCACACGCAGCTCACGGGGCGCAGCGCTGACCCGCTTGGTGACGGCCCCGGTGCGTTTACTGGGAACTTCTTGTTTGCTCTGAGACAACGCCTCACGAACAACTTCAATCTGCTCTTTCAGCGTAGCCTTGTACTCGGGCGTCTTGCGTCCGGCTTCCATAGCGCGCTCGTCCATTTGCTCGCGCACCATGGCCTTGAAATCTTTGACCGTTTGATCGTCAGCACCGTAGCGCTCAACAAGGGCGTCGAGACGCTTCTTGTTATCCCGCAAAAACTTCTTGTAGGCATCTTCATTGCGGCCTAGCTCTTTTGCCAGAGCGCGCATCTTCTCCGAAGCTTCGGCTTCTTTGCGGACATCCCCCCGCCCGATCCGAGCAGCCGTTGCTGCGGCACGGGACATCCGCTTAGGCGCGCGGGCTTCAGCTTCTGCCCTAGCTTCCTTCTCAGCTTCAATCTCACTAGCCTTGCGCACCGGAGTCGTCGTGTAAAGCTGCCCGTGCAGCTTTTCAATCTGCTCACGAACGGGCTGGACCTTGCTGGTCACCAGCGCGTTAAACCGCTTGGTAAGAGAATCAATCTTGCGCCGGAGCTGGTACTTCTCAGCCGCATCCATCTGCCGAGGGGCCGGAGCCTCACCCTTGCCAAACTTAGCGCCGGCTTCGGCAACCTTTTCTCCCATGGTCGGGGTAGCAACCCCACTCTCAAGCTGAGACTGCAGGCGCTCGTGCTCAGCGGCAATGTCAATAAGCTGCTGAAGAACAGACTGCTTAGCGTTGCCTTGCGGGGTCTCCACCTTGCGCTTCAAGGCCGCCACTTGCCGCATCACATACTCATACTCGACCGCCGCAGCGCCCTGCTCGTCGTAGATTTTCTGCAGCTCTTTGTCTTGGTACGTGCCGTTCTTGAATTCAGCCCGGGCTTTGGGATCAAACAAGTCGTCAAACAGGTTGGCTCGCTCACGCTTGATGCCCGCCACATCCAGACGCCGCTCCAAGATTTCAGCCAGACGACGGCGCTCTTGTGCGGCCTCATCAGCGGTCTGTCGTTTCTTTTGCTCAGCCGCCCGCGCCAGAGCATCCAGCGCTTTTTGGTCACGGTTTAGGATCGCTGTGTTGATGATGTTGAAGTCGCTGAAGATGTCGCTAGTGGCGGTGTCTTTGATGACTTCGGTTTGTTCGGGTGCAGGAGCGGCTTGCTGCTCGGCGCGGGCCTTCTCACTCTCCGGGCCATACAGAGCGCGGCTGCGTTCTTCTTCGCGAATGTCTTGGGCCGCGCGCTCATCCGGTGCTGGCGTCAGTCCTTCAAACAGCGGGCGCGTCTCGCCACGCTGCTGTTGTCCGGCTTGCTTCTCTTGCAGGATCGGCAGCTTTGCCCGCAGTGCAGCAATCTTGTCGGCCTGTTTCTTTGCTGCTTCAAAGTCGCCCTTCTCTTGCAGCTCTTTGAACTTAGCCGTTTCTTTATCAATGAGTTTCGTCAGAGACTCCAGCGTCTCCGTCGTGCCGCCCTTGGCCTCCACCGCCTTGCCAAGCTCATCGAGCTGTTGAAGCGCAGACTGATACCGGGGGAACAGCTCCGCGTATTCTTCCGGCGTAGCCGCAACCAGTCGGTTTTCAAGCTGACCAAACTGCGTGCGCATCTGGTCATACTGTTCCATCAGCCGCACAGGCGGCACGGTCTCAAACGGTTGTGCTCCGGGGATGTCGCTCGGCAGCGGCTTAGCAGCGGTAGGCTGCCCGGCAAACTGCGCCTCGGTAGCAGCGGTTTGTTCAGCGTACAGCGCATCAATCTGCGGACGGCGGGTCTCATACTCCCGTTTGAGCGGGAGAAACTCATCCCGGTTGTACGCGTCCCGTGCGCGCACTGCCTCGGCATACGCAGTCTTCTCTTCTGCGGATGCGCCTTTGCCGGGCTTGGTTTTGACGGCTGCATTCAGTGCAGCCATTTGCTGCAGCGCAGCACGGTAGCTGTCATCTAGCGCCAGCAAGGCTTCGGGCGCGTTCTTCCTAGCTTCTGCTTCGCGTCGAGCGGCTTCTTCTGCTGCCCTAGCGGGGCCTTCTCCCGGACCACGGATAGCAGCCACAGGGGCGGCACCGAGCGCGGCCATGAGACCTTCTTGCGCAGCTTGCCCGGCAACACCTTGGAACGTGGGAACCTCCCGGCCTTCTCGCTGGAGGGCTAGGTTGGCTGCCAGTTGTTCTTGGCCGCCTTGGAAAGCTTCCGTCGGAACGTCAGCCGCCAGCGTGGTACCAATACGGCCCAAGGCCGAGCGCTCTGCCGCTGCTGCGGCACCGGGAGTCAGCAGTTTTTCTGCACCAAACTTGCCGGAAACATAGCCAGCGCCAGCACCCAGCAGAATCTGGTCGATGTTCTGGCCGAAATAATTTTGGGCGGCTTCAGCTTTTGCACGGGCCTGTTCTTCCGGCACGCCGTCTTTCAGCTCAGCTTCGTAGACGCGCTGGTAGATAGCGCCCTTGACCGCACCAGCACCTTGTGCCGTGCCGATAGCGGCGGGAGCCGCCCGGGCTACAGCGGTAGCAGCAGCCGTTGCCCTAGCACCGAGACCCAACGCGGCAGCGCCGGGGCCAAGGAACATGGTGGGAATGTAAGGAACAAACGAGCCGACGGCTTGCGCTGCGGACTGCAGAGGCGCTTCTGCCACCGACTGGGCAGCAGCTTTGATCTCTTCCCACGTACTGCCGGACTCCTCGGCCTTCTTTGCGCGCTCTTGTTGACGGCGAAGTTCGGCTTGCCGGGCGGGAGACAGACGCTGTTGCAGCGCCTCGCCTGCCTGCTCTAGCTGTTGGGAGGCTACGTTGCCGGCCCCGGCAACATCAGTCAGTGCTTTGGTACTACCGACCGCGCCCTGACCAAAGGAAGTCAGCAGGTCGCTAAGGGAGAACCCAGCAGACTTTGGCTCCGCTGCGGGCGGAGCGGACATCAGGTACTGGCGGCGGACAAAATTCAGGATGGCCGCTTCAGAAGCGCCGGCAGGCCCCTCTACATCATAAATACGTCCATCCGGACCCTGTACGCTGTAAATGGGCATAGCCTAATTCCTGAATTGTAGAAACGCCGCGATATGCGGCGCTTTATTTTACGGTCCCGGACGCGTTCCGCGAAGAGAAAATCCGCCATCGCCGCCTGCACCACCGCCCCCAACGTTCATGATCGTTGCGTAGTCTTCAAACGTCTTGACGTTCGGGTAATCTTGGCTGATTTGCATCCGCTTCATCGGATCGTTCCAAGCCTCGCGCAGCTTCTCCAGCGTCATGGGTTCACGCTTGACTTCCATGAGCTTGCGGTACGCCTCGACCGGATCACCCTGCGGACGCTCCTTGGTCTTCGTGCTTTGCAGCGCTGAAGCAAAAGCCAGCCGGTCAGGAGAAGTAAGGGTTGCTTGCAAACTAGCCATGGCGCGGGCGTTAGCGCCGCGCTCTTGCATAGCAGCCCGCTCGTTTGCCGCCGTAGCGTCAAAGATTCGCGCAGCCGTCGCACGGTTCTCGCCCCGGGTAAGGGAGCGTCCCTCAATAGCCAGCTTACGGGCGTCGATTTGAGCGCCCAGAATACCGTCTTGAGCCGCCTCGACTTCTTTGTCAGACATCTCAGAACGGTTGAGTTTAAGTTCCTCAAGCCGGTCGCGCGCCTCAGCAGCTTTGTCTTTGGCAGCTTGAATGCGCTCCAGACCCGCAGCGTACTGCTCCGTGCCAACCCGAGCGCCCTTGCCAATCGCAGATGCAACACTGCCCGGCGTGGACATAATGGCAAGACCTGCGTTCAGGAAAGCCAGCCCAGTGTTGAGGTCTGCGCGTTTTCCCAGCTCTGCTTCCTGTTTGGTCAGGCGTTCTTCCCGGCCTTTGAACACATCCGCGTATTTCTCTTGACGTGCTTTCGTGGCGGCTGCTTTGGCTTGAGCGCGCGCAACACCTTCCAGCCCCAGCGCTTCACGCTCTGCGGCTTCCGGGTCGGCACTGGGCTGAGCTGCCAAGATGCTGGCGTATTGCTGTTGCAGCGAGGCTGCGGAAGCAGGGGTAGCGGCGGCAAGCGTAGGTGCTCCAGCACCGGGAGCAGGAGCGGGGGCAGGACCAGCACCGGGAGCGGCACCGGGACCAGTAGTTTCGGGAGAACCTGCACTGGTTTTAAGTTCTTGCGCTTGCTGCGCAATTGACGGGATGTCGAACTGAGCAGCGCGAGGGTCTGTGCGCACAAATCCAGCAGCAGGAGCAGGCGGTTTTACGCCGGTGGGCACCAACGCCGGACGGGCAATACCGTAAGGGCTTGGAGGAATGGCGGGAGTACCGCGTTCAGCCAGCACTCTTTGACGTTCGGCTTCCGACGCAAGATACTCTTGTTGTCTCCGTGCTTGTTCTGCCGCCAGTGACTCTTGAAAAGCCCGACGACGGAACGCTTCAAAGCTCTCACCCGGGCGCTGCTGCGGCTGCACCAGCCCATCTTCTCTATACCGTTCCACATCCCCGCCATCAGCAAACGCCACCATGCCGCCACCGGCCATGGCTTGGGGTTCTTCACCGGTAATGCCGCCAGCGGGCATACCTGCCATGCTGGGCGCGGGCAGAGCGCCAATACCGACGTTCTCCGGCATGACCGGGGCGCTCATCTGGGCAATCTCTTGGTCGGCCACCGGGGGTTGCTGCTGCATCCCAGCCACGCCTTGCTGCGCGGCACGCATCTTTTTGCGGCGGTTGGATTCCGACACGGCCAAGGCCAGCGTGAACGGGTCGTCCTTGTGCATCATCGCAAAGCGCTGCAGCGCAGGATCGGGCATCAGCGCCAAGCTGTCGCTGATAGTGGCAAATTCACCCATCGTTTGCATATTTACCCCCGCCCAATTTTGTCGAGTGCCAGCGCGGCGAGGCCGCCTGCGGGCTGGTCTTTAACCGCCCCACCCTTTTTCATCAGTTTACTTGCGCCATACAGTGCGGTGCCAGCACCAACCAACTGCGACCCCAAACCGGGTTGTCCGCCGTACAGCGTGTTGACCGTGCCCATCGGGGTGCCGCGCAGGATGTTGGACATGAACTCAAGCTGCTGGTACGGATACCGCTGCTGGTTCATGAAGTCTTGGTAGTTCTGGCTCAGGCGCTGCTGCTCCAGTTGCTGCTGCTGAGTGCCGTACAGGTTTTGCAGCTTGTTGATGTCCATGCCCTGCTGGAACTGCTGACCGCCAAGCTGACCCATCTGACCTGCGCCTTGCAGCGCGGTTTGCAGACCCTGCAAACCCAGACCCGCGCCGTACTGGCGAGACTGTTCACGAAGCTGCTGCTCCCGGGCAAAGTTTTGCTGCGCTTGGTCGAAGGCAGACATGTAGCCTTTGGCGCGGATGTCACCCTGCTGGATGCCCAGATTGCGCTGGCGCTCAGCCTCGATAAGAGCCTGACGAGAACCGCCAAAAGCCCCGGCGCGGGTAGCCTGCGCTTGGTCAGCGGTGCGCTGAATCTCAGAAGCACGCTGAGCTTCCCGAAGCTGCGGCTCCATGGCCATCTCAACAAACGGGTTCATGTACTGAGCTGCGCGCCCAGAAGTAAACTGCCCCATCTGATACGGATCGTAGCCCGTGCCCAAGGCACCCATCGTGGCAGCGCCCGCCAGTTGCCCAGCCTGAGCGCCAAGCTGAGAGGGCTGCATGCCTGCCGCGCCTTGGAACGACTGCTGTTGCAGCGGCTGGAAGCCAGCAACCTTTTCGCCGCCGTAGGTTTGGTACTTGTTCTGGTTGATGTCCGTCAGAGCCTGCGCCTTGCCCAGCGTCTCTTTGGCATACGGCTTGGCCCAGTCCGGCAGATCAGAAACCTGAGTCTGCGAAGCGGGCGCGCTGCCGCCACCGCCACTGTCGTATACCCGGCGCGTACTGGTGAGGCGACCACCTTCACCATAGCCATCAAACTTGCTTGGAATAATCATTTGGCCACCTCAAAAAATTTTTGGTACATCACACTCTGCACCTCGTATCCGTATTTCTTAGCCGTGTCGCGCCATCCCGGGCGTCCAACAAACTCAATGCCGGCACAGCCGGCATCCTTGGCGACTTTAGCTGCCACGTCCTGCATGACATCTTCTACCTGTTCCAGCTTGCCCGGTTGCATGGCGCAGTACTGGATCGTCAGCATCTTGCAGCGCGGATACATCTTGATCTCTGTGATCACATGCCCAAAGATTGTCTGCTCATCGTGCGCTGCCCACAGGTGCATCTGCCCAGACAGAATCATCTGGAGGATGTCGTCCGCTGTTGCCCGGCCCCGAGTCCATCGTGCGGACTCGTTTAAGTAGGGCAGGAGCGCTGGGATTACGCCAGCGACTCCACCAACCGGGACAAAGCTGATGTTCATGCCGGCAGTAGTTTCTCAGAGCGACTGTTAACCGCAACCTTACCTTTGCCAACCGTCTTGCGACGATTGTTCTGGATGCGATCCATCATGGCGTACAGCTTGCGCGCGCCCGCTTCAGTCGAGCCGTTGCCCAGCTCAGAGACGATACGGGCGGGCACAACAAACTCACCATCGGCAAGGCGTGCGGGGCGCTTGTTGGCAATAGATGCGGGGATCGAGTCGCTCACGCCATCACCGGGACCGCGCAGTAGGCGGCCACCATCAGAGTAGTCGCCAAGGTTGTAGCCGCCACGAGCAAAACGGGGCATGAGCGCAGACAGGCCACCACGAGCGTAGTCAGCCCCATCACCGCCACCACCATCTCCAGCAGCGTCGCCCACACCACCCGCATCCGCCCCGGCAGCAGCTCCGGCATCAATAGAACCGATGTCAACGCCAGTTACATCACCGGAACTGATCGGGCCGCCGACTTCAACACCCGCACCGGGCGCAACGTTTTCACCGTACGAGCCAAACCCGGCGGAATCAAATCCGGTAGTCACGTCACCCGGAGCTTGGTTCATGGAGCTTTCGAGATATCCGCTCAGCGCCTGATTGACGTTGGACTGTTGCTGCGGCGTCAGCCCCGCCATGCCAAACGGATCAATGCCCTTAGCGATCATCTGCTGTTGCTGCACGAAGTTGGGCACCAGCGCGTTTTGAATCATGCCCGGAGTAGTAAAGCCAAACAGCCCCTGCCCAAACTGCGTGATGGCCGACATGGTGGGATGCTCAGCGTAGTAAGCAGCTTGCTGCGAGGGGGTCAATTCACCCCAAGCAGTGTTGCCCTCACCGGGCGCACCCGGGCTGACATCGTTTGGATATGCGGCGCTTACCCCCGGCATCTGCGTCGTCGTTCTCACGGGAGTCGCCATCGGTTTTGTGTACGTCCTTGTAACCGGGTCGTAGGCGTAGTTGTACGTGTCAGTGTCGCCACCGTCAGCAAAGCGCATACCGCCGTTAGCCATTTCAGTCTCGGCTTCGTTGCGGTCAGACATGCGCTGAACAGGCAAGTCCATCAGACCACCATCGGCAGCAAGCCGGGTGTAGCTGGGCTGGAAGTACGTGTACTCACCCACATTCCCTGCACGAGTGGGCGGCATCTCACGACCGGGGCTATAAGCGTACCGATACTGCTCGGTGTCACGCGGCGCTTGGGTGCTCTTAGGCGTTTGGAACATCAGCGGGGCCGCAGCGGCCAGACCGTACTTAATGTTCTCTTTGTTGAAGAGCAGGCTGGGTTTATTGGCGATTGCGCCAAGCCCTTTGCTAAACCGCCCGGTCGGACCCGCTTCACGCAACGCAGCTTCTTTGGGCGCGCGCAGATCACTGGCGATATCCATCTGGTTGGTGTAATTACGCGCTGCGGTTTCGCGCGCCGCTGAAGCGGCGTCGCTGGCGATATCCATCTGGTTGGTGTAGCCGTGTTGGAGTGCAGCAGGGTCAACCGAATAAGTCGGCGACGTGAGCGCGGGCGGCGGCGTAACGGGAGCGGGTGCCGCCCCTCCGAGGCCGCCAAACGGGTCAACGTTATATGCACCGCTGGCAGGTACGGGAACCCCCGCCGAGGGGAAGCCAGCAGTTGGGTCAATTGCGCCTTGTAAATACGACGGAGGCGGTATGGGACCACCAACTACGACACCCGAAGCGGGGGCAGCGGCAACAGGAGCAACAGGAGCAACAGGCGAAACCGGAGGTACAACAGAGGCAACAGGCGAGACCGGAGGCACAACCGGTGCGACCGAAGCCGTGGTGGCCGGGACCCCCGCTTCGATAGCCGCAGCGCCTGCGTTACCAATCACGTCGCCAATACCAGCGCCACCATAGGCACCGAGGCCGGCCATGAGACCTTTGCGGAGACTGCCGGTCGCCAAGCCCGTGAGGCCGCCAACCAAAATACCCGTACCCGCAGCGCCGCCGAGACCACCCAACGCGCTTCCAACAGCCGTGCCCACACCGGGTGCAAAAGCGTTGAGCGCCATGCCTGCGACCATCGGCAAGATGGCGGACAGAAAACCTGCTTCAGGCAGGCCCGTCTGAGGGTTGATAGTGAGCGAACCGCCGTGGGCAAGTGCCAGCGCTTGAAGCCCCGCAACTTCTTTCGGGGCCATGTGAACGAGCATCGTGTCCGGCCCCCGACCACGGGAAGCCATATCTTGGGCGAGAACTTGCAGGCTCATTGGGGCCTCACGGAATGGGGGTTAATTGAGTCTAACATGGGGGGTTTAATCCATCAACGGCTGATCTCTTCCCAGTCAAGGGATGCCAGCACCTGATCGCCGTTGGTGGCAGCAGCGCAGATAAGCGTCAGCTCGTAGGGAGTGGCCGTAAACGGCTCGCGCTCCAGCTGAAAGGCAAACAGCGCCTCTTTCAAAATGTCCACCGAGGTCGAGCCTTGGTTGGAGCCTTGGAAGAAGCCCGAGGCCAAAACCCGTCCAGTGCCGGTAGTAAACGCGGTCCCGGTGATGTTGTACTCCACGCAAGAGTTTGTGCCCGCGCTGACCCAAGTGCCCGCCGTCGTAGTGCCGCTTGCCACAACCCGCCACTCATAGTTGGCGTTGTTAGTAATACCAAGGAGTGACAAAGCGGTCAGGATGGCGATGCCGTCCAGCCGGGTGGTCTTCAGGCGCAAGGAGACAACAGGGTAAAAGGTGGCGGCAGTGGTCAGCGATCTGGGGCTGTTAATCGCCGTACCAATGGATTGCTGTCGGCCCGCCAGTTGATAGCCGCCCTCAGAGATCACCGTGGAGCAGACTTGCTTGAGCGTACTGGCTCCGGTCGTTGCCGCCGTGTTGGTCATCTCATAGCGCAGGGGCAGGGATGCCGTGGTGATGTAAGTCGTAGTGACTAAGTTGGCGTGGTTAAAGTTGTGCGCCGGGACAAAAGCCCCGTTGATGATGAAGCCGGTACGCACCGTGCCCAGACCCAGCCACTCCACATCCATGTACAGAATCTGCGCCTTGGACGAGTCCAAAGTCAGCCCGGATGGGCCGGTGCCATCCAGCGGGTCTTGGTTCCAGTCAGCCTGCGCCACGCGGGTATTGGTCAAGACGCCCGTCACGCTGCTGCGCTCGACCATGTAGTTTGTGGTGCCGTCGCGCTCAAAGTAGATGCCGTTGGCAGCGCCGTAGTAGCCCACGCGCTGGCGCAAGTTGGCCTTGGCAGTCCCAAACACGAACGTGCTCATGACCAGCAGGCTCTTACCCGGCTGGTAGGAGAAGACTTTGATCGTCTCGCGAATGATCTGGTCGCCGCTGGCAGAGCCAACAGTCAGGTTAACCAAGCCTTCGTCTGCGCTGAACGTGGCGGCAGCCGTGCCGGTGGTGCTGGTAGCCCACAGGTTGTTGTCGGCGTAGCGGTGGGAGGAGTCGAACAGCGTGAACGGGTTGCTGACTCGCAGGCGCCCAAACGCGTCGAGGTTTGTGCCGGTAATTTCTACAGGTAGAGCGTCCATAGTAGCCACGAGTTGCCCCAGAATGTTGTCCAGCCGGTTGAAGTACAGGCGCAGTACGTCAGCGAATTGATCGTGAAAGCGCTTCTCATACTCCGGCGGAGCGGTGGGCAGGCGCGGGGCGACCACCCGGTTAAGTTCGTACTGCGAGGTGACGATCAGTGTCATCAGCGTCTTCCATCAGGCCGGATGTCAATTGCCGGAACGCCCAACTGCCAGTTCACACCCAACCCGTCAGAGCTGACCTTGAACGCCATCTGGCGGCCACGGATGCGGGTGTAGATGATCTGCGTGAACTGCTGCACCGTGTAGTTGCGCTGGGCTTGGTAGTTCTGGGTGCTGGTCACCGTCGGGGTGTCAGCCGAGCTGTAGTTGGCACCGGGGTTCTGGCGCGGGCGCAGAGTAAACGTCACCGCCGGGTTGTTGACGTAAGAGCCATCAAACGTGATGTCCGGGATCATGCGCCACGCAAAGCCGTAGTTGTGCCCGTCACCGATGTTGAAGTCGGCAGACTGGATGTAGGACTCAATCGGGCTGGGCGGGTTGGTCGTACCGTCATCCACACCACTCTCGTGATAAATCAACTGGCCGCCGTAACCAGCAGCGGTGGGGTAGTCACGCAGCGGCGTATCCAGCCATGCGGTGCGCGAGAGATTGCCGTAGCTCCAGACGCGCTCAAGGTGGTTATAGATGACGTAGCGGTCGATCACTGTCGAGTTGGCCGAGCAATAGAACCACCACACCTCGTTGTAGCCCTCGTTGGTGCTAGCGAAGAATTGGTACTGCTGCTGAAGGTTGATGTCGCCGAAGATGTACTGCCGCAGCGGGCAGTACAGGGTTTCCACGCGGCCTGAGTACATGTAGAACTTATCCAGCCCCATCCAGTAGGTGATGTTGGCTGCGGTGGCTGCGGCGTTGGGGCCAGCGATAGAGATGTTCGCGCCCAGAATCTGGAAGCCCCACACGTACGGAGCGCCCAGATACTGCATGGAGTAGATGGCCGCGTCGGTCCAGACCAAAATCTCCTGCCGGGTTTGCAGATTGGCAATGATGGTCGAGCCGGTGGATAGGCGGTAGCTACCTGCTTGGTTGGTCGCCGCAGGGTTCCATACCGCGTAGTCTTCTTGGTCAGACCACCGGATCAGCAGCGGGTCCAGCGTAGAAGAACCGTAGTCATTGCAACCAAAGGCCAACACAAACCGCGAAGCGTCGGAGACGCTAACCCCATTGCAAATCGTGGGGCAGCCGGAGTCTGTCGTGTAGGGAGAGGGACTCGTTGTAGCTAGCAATACCGCCCGGTCATAGATTGTCGGGTTGGCGTTGACCTTCCACAGATAGAGCGCCCCGCCTCGGGGGTTGATGATCAGGTCTTGACCAAAATTGGCTTGGCTCCAAAGGCGAAGCTGCGCGCCCACACCAGACGTTGCAGACACTCCCCATCCTGTAGCGCTGCTGTACTGATTGACTGTGGTACCAGAGGCATGAGCCACGGCGGTGCTGCCCACACCGCGCGTGCAGCCGGTGAAAGTAGTTGGCGTTTTGCCTGAGTAAGTGATGTACTCACCCTCGATGCCGATAGCGCCAGACGCAGAAAAACCCGTCGTGGACACCACAGTGATGGTCGTAGCACTGGAACTTAGCGTGCCGTTCAAAGTTGTGCTGGCAGAGATTGTCGTCGTGCCGCCCCAGCCACCAGCGCCCCAGCCAGTGAGCGTTGTGTAGGTCTCTTGGCCGATGGAGATTTGGTAGGCAAAGGTGGCCGCTCCGGTGGTGCCAGATGAGGTTGCAGGGGAGCTGACCGTGATACTGTAGGTCGAGGCGTCGATGTACGTGACGCGGAACTCTTTGTTCAGCGCCGAGGCCGGGATACCGTTGACTGCACCGCCAACACCAGAGATCGTGACAAAGTCACCGTTGCTTGCGCCGTAACCCGCATCGTTAACGATGACAGTGGTCGAACCGTTGCTAGTCGTAAAGGCGTTTGCCGCAACTACGCTGGTGTAGCGGATTGGTGTGATGTCAAAAAAGTTGCCGCCGACAGACTGCTGGATGTAGTACTTCAGGTGGGTACCCAACCCCATCAGGTTGTAGCTGGCCAGCGTCACCCAGTTCCACAACGAACGGCAGGTGCCCCAGAACGATCCGGTGGGAGGAGCTAGAGAAGTGCCGTTGTTATAGTACGTGCCGGTGTCTTTGGTCCAGCCACCAAGCTTCTCGGGGTAGCCTGAGCGAAAGCGCACCTTGTCCATCTCAAACCAAGTGCCCTCGTTGGCGAGCGTCGTCGATTCCCGGTTAACGCCGGGTCTGAGCTGGAGTTTTTGCAGTGGCATGGATGCGCCCTTACGCCGCAGAATCTGTCATCTTGGCGGCAGTGACTTGGACCTCTTGGACCCGGCGACCCCACCCTTTTCCAAAGGTTTCCCAAGTCGGGAGAGATTGCAGGAACTCCAAGCGAATTTGCTGGTATTTTTCCACAATATCCTCCGCAGGCATAGCGGCTACTTTGCCCAGCGTGCCAGCACCAATCGCCCCATCCGGGACCGCCCCCACGCACTGCTGGAGCCACTTGGAAGCCCGACCCGGCCCGGAGTTGATCGCCGCATCAAACACGATGTAGTCCACTCCAGTCGGCAGGTCGTCGCCCCTGATCCGATCCCAGTACTTGGTTTTGTACATCGGCGCAACAGTCTCAGGGGTCAGCGCCCGCATGGTCTTCTCGTCCACTTCGTGGCCCACCCACTCTTCCCAGACGCGCTTGGTGACGCCCAGATTGGTCATCCCACCGGGATCAGCCGGATGGTTCACAAAGCCTCCCTCATGGTGAAGGATGGCAGCCAGAGCGGAGTCGAAGTTTTCTTTCATTTCGTTTTCGAGAGAAGTTCAGTCTTGGCCTGCGAACCCGCACTAGAACCAAAATAGTACGCAATGATACCGGTCCAAGCCGTACTAAGACTGCCCAGCATGATCAGGATGGTGTTGTTGTCGCCCTCGACTTTGCCCAGCAGCAACAGAATCAGGATGCCAAAGAACCCCAACGTGATGGTCCCGGCCAGTAATGGCGGCACGATAGACCGTGTGGCGATCTGCATCTCACGGGCGCTGGAACGGTCTTCGGTCGCCAGCTTCTCAAAGTTCAGGCCCAGCTCGTTCTCTTGCTTCTTGAGTTCGATCTCAGCGATCTTGACCTGCGCGATCTGCTCTGGCGTCATTTTGTTACTGGAGATCAGGTCTTGAACTTTGTCTTCGTCCACCCCAATAGCTTTGGAAATGGCAGAAACCGCCATACCCGCAAGAGGGCCACCCATCGCCGACGCGATGGTGGGCGCGATCTGTTTAAGCCATTCCATTACTGTTTACTCCTTGACAAAACAGTTACCCCAAAATCTGAATCGCAATGAACACGAACAGGACAAGCGCGATAAGTGCCGTTATGCCCGCGCCAACAACCTGCGCAATAAACAGTCTCTGAGCCGCCACCCGTTTGCGCTCAATCCTTGCGGCGCGTTCTTCCTTCTCCCGCGCCTGACGAATCTTCATGCGCTCCCGAAGCATCATCTCCCACAGCTCGGGATAACCGCCGTAAACCAATTGGTGCTTTAGCTGCTCTTCCGCTTCACGCAAAGCATTGGCCTGCATGACGATCTCCATGGCCTTGCTGGTATCGGATTGGCCCTTTCGTGCGTTGTCGTTCGCGGCTTTCTGGACTACGTCTTTGGCATCAAAAAATTTGACAAACTCGCCGACAAGGCCGTTGATGTCCTTGCCCAGCTTGATGGCCTTTTGGATACCCGCTACCGCAGCTTGCGCGGTGGCAAATGCGGTGATTGGGTCGATCATGATTAGCCACTAGCTAGCACAGTTTTATACGGTGGGTGAGGTCGGCCAAGTGACGTTGAACGGAAACCCGGATTGGCTGGGGATGTCGCGTAGCGCCTGACGATATGGAGTCCATTTGTCTCTGATGCTCTGCGGGACATCCGGCAACTGACTCCAGTCACTTGCTTGGAGCAAGACATCGCGTTGCCCCCGCACTTTGACTTCGTACCGCGCAACAGATACCGGGGCAATCTCACCAAACTCACCGTTGCTTGCGCGATTGAAAAGGTCAGTCGCTTGCGTCTCCCCGCACACCATGGCGCAGTACGGTACGAACACGTCAGAACCATCTAGACGAACCTGAAGGTCAAGCATGGTCTGCTCAACGTTGGCCCACTGGGGCGATTTGATTTCTGCAAAGTTCTGCATCAGGAGGTCCTCACCATAAAGAACATGTAGCTGTTAACTTGGTCTTTGTTCAAGATCAACCACGAACCGGGCTGCCCAAAATTGCTGCCAGAAATGGTATCCCCGACGTTTCCAAAATTGGCGCTACCGGACGCATCCCACCATGTCGCCCCGATGTTGCTGCTGGTACCGGAGTACTGGCCGATCAACCCGCCAGCGCGGATAAGGCCGGTGGCGCTACTACCGACGTACAGCTCATTGTTGTTGTCGCTGTACAGGATGCACGAAGACGCGTTACCAGCACTGTAGATCGCCAAGTCGCCGCCATTTTGGATTGCAAGCGCTACACCACCGGTGGCACTCCCAGTGTTGACGTTGACGACGTTAGAAAAATTACCCGTAGTTGCCGACACAGTGCCACCTGACTGGTTCGTGGCAGTGACAGCGTTGGTGGCGTTGGTGGCGTTTGCTGCCGTCAGGCCATACGACCCAGTAATCGTGCCACCCGTGATGTTCACGTTGTTGGCGTTTTGCGTGGACATCGTGCCCAGCGACCCAGTAGCGGCAGTAACCGCTGCTCCGACAAACGCCGTGGTTGCCACCTGTGTGGTGTTGGTGCCGGGCGTTTGGGTGGTAGCCGTAGTGGCAGAACTGATGGAACCATCCAACTGGCCCGTGACGTTGCCCGTGACGTTGCCCACCACCGTGCCGATGATGTGACTGTTCTGAACCGCAAAGTTGGTGCCGTCAGACCAAACCGTCATGGTCTTGCCCGCAGGAATAGCTACTCCTGTACCCGCAGCCGTCGTATTGCCAGTGACTGTGGAGTTGTAGATCGTGGCCGTGTAGCTGCTGGCGTTGTAGATGACGTAGACCTTCTCCGCCGGAGGAGCGTAGACCGCAAAGTTGGCCCCGGTAGTCGTCGTCAGTGCAATAGTCATGTTGCGCGACTGATCCTCCGCCCCGTTCAAAGCCGTGAGCGCTTGGTTAGCCGAAATGACAGAGACAGACGTGTATCCGGCAACCGCAGACTCAATCAGAGTACCAAGGTTCGTATTGGTCGTGTTGCCCCACGTACCGGCTTGGTCGCCCGTCGTGATCAGCTCGATCCGCAGGCTGGGGGAGTAGGTGCTCATTGCGAGGCTCCTTATTGGGAATTGTTGATATTCTGCCAGCCGGGGTTCTGGGCGTCATCTATGCCGGTCCAGCCTGAAGTCTGACTGTTGGGGATGACCACCCAGCCCGAAGCCTGCGCGTTGCTGATCGCTGCCCATCCGGGGTTCTGGGGATCGTTGATGTTGACCCAGTCGGCGGTCTGCGAGTTGATGATTTTGATCCAGCCGCCCACGCCAAAGCTGTCGGCCAAGACCGTGTTCTCAGCCACCGCCACATTGAATGCCGCCGTAACCGTTTGGACGGAGGCGCTGTTCAGGTTCTCAAAAACAGAGGCCGTGAAAATCACAAACGCCGTCGTAACATCGGCGCTGTTCAAGTTTTCAGTGACTGCAGCCACAAACACGTTGATGGCGGTGGCCAGATCAGCAACCGTCGTGTTCTCAGTAACAGCCGCAGCGAACTGAGCGGCGATGGCGTTGATATCCTCAACCGTTACGTTTTCGGTTATAGACGCAGCAAACTGGGCCGTGATGGTCCGCACATCATCCAGAGCGCTGTTCTCGGTGATGGACTGAAAGAACGCAGACTGCTGGGTGCTGGAGTCATCCAGCGTAGAACCCTCGGTGAGCGACTGCAAGAAGGCGGAGTACACCTCAAAGGCGTCGGCCAGATTGCTGTTTTCCGTGACGGACTGGGCAAACTGGGCCATGATGGTCTGGGCGTCAGCTAGGTTGGAGTCCTCGCTGATGGACTGCAAGAAGGTCGATAGCTGCGTGCTGGAGTCGGCAGAGTTCAGGTTCTCGGTGACGCTGCCAAAGAACGATCCCGCGAAGGACGCAACGTCCCCCATCACAACGTCTTCAGTACGGGACTGAAGGAACGCGGATAGTTGGGTGCTGGAATCGGCAGAGGTCAGGTTCTCAGTAAGCGCCAGCGCAAAGGCATTCCCCGCGAGTGACGCGAAAGGTACCTGAGCAAAACTGGCGATACCGAACATTATCCACGCGCCATAGACTGTTGTGCCATCGCTTGTCGCTGTTCGGCGGTTTCAATCCAGCCCTGAGCGTATGCAAGCTCAACCATCGCATCCTTTGATCCGGGGATTGGCACGCCCGCCTCTAGACACTTGGCTACACAAATTTGCACGATCTCATCCATAGCCACACGGCAGCGTTCGTGCGCAGCGCTATCAATCCACTGCGCGGGGTCTAGCGCAACAAAAGCCAAGGCTTTATGTTCTGCGTCGGTCAGAGTAACGGTGAAATCCATGTCCATTCCTTTAGCTGATAAGCATCATTGTCGTTGCGTTGTATGTAGACCAAAAATCGCCAGTCACATCACAATCAACAAAAATACGAAGTTGGTCATTGGCCGCGCAATCCACAACGCTCCAAGCCCCGGTACATTGTTCACCACTAGGTGTAATATCGCGGCCAGCAACCCAAGTAGTTCCATTTTTTTGTATGGCTACGTTATGCGCTGCGTTGGCACGCGTCAGCACATGAAACATCACCAAATAGCGTCCAGCAATCGGGCATGTAAAAACGCCGGTACTGGTGTTCATGCAACTACCAGTGTTAACTCTGGTCGTAGAGTGAACCCAAACTGTGCCCGATCCAGAATAAGTGCTTGCGCGATCCACCCCGACGTAATACGGCTGGTATGGCATCGTGACACGCCCGCCGCTATCCATTCGAACGTATTCAAAAGCGTTACCAAAAGTAAGGACCCCAGCGGCAGGAGAAGTGATGTACCCCCACTGCGCCGTGACTGGGTTGTTGGTGAATTGAATAATCGCAGCGGACCCACTACCACTTGGGGTTCTAATCCTTATACCGTTACCGTTTCCAACGTTTGTTGTGAAATCTGCGGAGCCAGAAACCTCTAGTTTTTGGACTGGGGAATTCGTTCCAATGCCTACGTTTCCCGCAGATGTTACTGCTACAACATCCAGCGTAGTAGCCCCGGAGTTGCCCACACCCAGACGCACTGTGCCGTCAGGAGTAGAAGGCTGATACAGCGTGAAGTTGTTGGTGGCGGTAACGGACTGTCCCACCTGCACGTTGTTTGTTTTTAAAGTGCTCATGCTTGCTCCACCCAAATTTGGCTGGCCTCATCCCATGCGTAATACTTTCCATCATCGGGTTTGGCAACAGGCGGCATCCACAGACATGTATCCTCATTCAAAGACCATGACGGGTATGGCTGCGGAGCGTAGAAGGCGTCGCGCTCCCTGTCATAGGTAAAACCCACGCCAGCGTAGTTCTTTCGCAAGGGGCGGCCTTCGGGATGCTGCCCACCATAGGTGTTGTAGCTGGTCTGAATCCATTCGCCGGGGCTGGTGTCAACAAAAGAGGAGAAAAACTCCGGCTCTGCAACAATGACTTGCACCACTTTACCGTTCAGAACTTTTGCAAAATGACTCATCTCTGATCCTTAGAAGACAATCGTGCCCGAGCCAGTAAATCGGTACACGTAGTTTCCTCCGGTGTTGGTCAAGGTGACAGTGCCAGTTGTGGTAGCTGCTTTGAAAGTGTTGGGGTAAGCGATGACTACAACACCAGAACCGCCGGTGCCGCCAGTAGAAGCGCCGCCTGCGCCAGCACCGCCGCCAGTATTTGCCGTACCACTTCCGCCAGTGCCGCTATTGGTACCGTTTCCGCCGCCACCGTTGCCCCCAGCGCCTGCGGTACCGCCGTTAGAGCCACCGCCACCACCACCGCCATAAAACACGGCAGAACCAGTAATGGAGTATGACGCTCCAACGCCGCCTGCTCCAGCAACAGAGCCAGAGCCGTTACTACCAGCCGCTCCAGCGCCTCCACCACCGCCGCCTCCGTTGGTTGAGTTTAGAGATACGCCGTTACCGCCGTTAAATCCTTGTCCAAATGTGCCAGAACCGCCCTGAGGTGTTGCGCGTCCACCGTCAGCACCACCGCCGCCACCACCAGAGCCACCGTTAGAGCCGGTGTTTGCGCCGCTGTTACTAAACGAACCGCCACCTCCACCGCCAATTGCAGTCGTAAAGTTTGTGACGCTGGAGTTGCTTCCGCTTGTTCCGTTAACACCAATAGTGCCGGAGCCTGCGCCGCCGCCACCAACAGTGACGGTATACGTTACCCCGCTTGCGACAACCGCACCAGAGAAATAAACAACGCCGCCAGCACCGCCGCCACCGTTGTTAGAACCTCCACCACCGCCCCCCGCAACAATCAACATTGCAACAGCAGGAGCAGAAAGTGTCCCGTAGGTCGCCCACGCAGTGCCCGTGTAGTACTCCGCAGTCCCCAGCGTTGTATTGAACCGCGTCATCCCGGCCGTAGGCGTTCCGGGACGTTCCGCAGTAGTGCCTGAAGGAATTGTGTTTGCGCCTGTCCCTCCGGCGTTTACAGAGCCGGTGACAGTCAAGTTACCCGAACTATCAGTCGCAGTAACCGTCCCCGTCGTGTTTGGCAGGGTCAAGGTTTGGTTGCTGGCCGTGACTGGTTCTTGCAGAGTAACACTGCCACCACCGGAGGAGTTGAGTTTTAGACTCATATTTAGCCCAGCGCGCTTGTGATGCGTTGATTTCGATCAGCGGCTGATTCAACCTGCGCCGCCAGCACGATGTCGTCTTTGGACCCGGTAATTGGTTCCCCAGCGTCCAGCTTGCGTTTTACTTCGTCAGCAATGATGGCATCCATCGCAACTTGACACCGGGCATGGACAGCGTTATCAATCCACTCTTGGGCCGAGACGGCCACGACATGCAGCGCTTTATCTTCTGCGTCGGTAAGCGTTACGGTGTACGTTTTTGTCATGATTTATCCAATCAGATGACCAGAGAATGTTTGGAAGATGCCAATCCCAGAAGGGATGTTTAGGCCGAAACCCGCCGCATCTACGGTGACGTAGTCGTTAACGGCCAGCGTGTACACGATGTACGCGTGGCAGTCTCGCGTTACGGTTGTTGTGCCGGTCGTAGCGTTTCCGCCCACGTTTCCACCATTCACGTTGATGCGAAAATCAATCGCTGCGTTGGCGATATTGGTGAAGAAAGATACAAGAATCAGGTAAGTGCCTGCCACCGGGGCGGTAAAGCGTCCGGTGGAGTTGTTGTACCCGGAACCGATATTGGTAAGGACTGTTGGGAAAACAATGACACCACTCCCTGCATTGAAAGCGGTGTCTCGATATGCATGAAATGCAGGCTGGAAAGGCATGAGCACCCGACCGCTGCTGTCAACAACCATACGGGTAGCTGCTGCGGTAACGTCATAGACGTACCAATTGTTCTGCTGAAACCCAGAAGCGGAGCCGCCAACGCCGACATCATAAGTTCGTGAATCCGCCGCCATGCGGATGGCTGCGAATCCAGATGAAGACGTGTTGGTGATCTGTAAACGCTGCCCCGGAGAAGACGTCCCAATCCCAACGTTACCGGAGGCGGTCGTAAAAACACTGCCGTCGTTAGCGGTTACACCACTGCTACCGTTGATAGTTACAGGCATATCACACCACCGTCCAAACAGAGCCAGAAGAAACAGTTACTGTAACGCCAGAAGCAACCGTGACGGGTCCAAACGAGCCGCCGTTATCGCCAGAAGCAATCGTGTAGTTTGAGCTGATCGTTTGGCTATTCACATTGATACCGTTGCTGGATCGATGCACGTTGGCACTCAACTCACCGATGCTGGGCTTGTACAGCAAGTTGGCGTTGCTGGTGTAGACGGTTGAAATCGTACCGGAGGTTGCGGTAGCAAAAAGAGGGTAGACGCTCGTTGCCGTGCTGATATCGTTGGTGAGGTTCACCGACGCAGTGACGGCGGCCCAAGAAGTATCCGTGCCGTTAGTGGTCAGGTACTTGCCAGAGTTCGTCGCTTGACTAGGTGCCAATGCGTTAAACGCGGAGTTGGCAGTGGTCTGTCCCGTGCCACCATTGGTGATCGCTAGGGTTCCCGTCACGCCAGTCGTCAAGGGAAGGCCGGTCGCGTTAGTCAGAGTCCCAGAAGATGGAGTTCCCAGCGCCCCGCCGTTGACAACGAACGAGCCAGCAGTGCCGACGTTAGTGCCCAGCGCAGAAGCGACGTTCGTTCCAAGGCCCGATACGCCAGTCGAGATTGGCAGGCCAGTTGCGTTGGTTAGCGTACCCGAAGACGGAGTACCCAGTGCGCCGCCATTGACAACGAACGAGCCAGCAGTACCAACGTTGGTGCCCAGCGCCGTCGTCACACCCGTGCCGGTCGTGATCGTGGAAGGAGCTACCCCTGCGCCACCACCTACAACTAGAGAGCTTGCAGCTAGCGCGGCAGATGATGCCAACGTACCCGACGCAGAGTAGTAGAGAACCCCGCCAGAGGTGCCCACCGTCAGGCCCGTGCCGCCCGCAGCCACAGGCAGGGTACCCGCAGTCAAAGTGGATGCGCCAGTGGAGTACAGAGCGTTGTTGGCCCCGACGAACGTGGTCAAACCCGTGCCGCCGTAGGCTGGCTGAATGGTACCGCCTTGCCATGTGCCGCCGGTGATGACGGTCGAACCCAACGTCAGGGAGTTCGTACCCCAAGTGACATCTTCCGGCAGGAACCCGTGAACGTCCCAAGTACCGCCCACTGTGCCGTTGGCCAGCAGAACCAGCTCACACGCGCCACCCGAGGTGACGGTGCCAATCAGGCCCGATGCATAGTCCCGAAGGGTCAGGATGCCGGTAGCGTTGTTGTTGAAGATGAACGCCACGCCCGTCGTCAGGGTGGTCGCATCCGGCATCGTATAGGTCTGGTTGCCCGTGCCGTTGAGGGTCTGCGAGTAGCTCGATGCCGCAGTCAGGGCCGTCGTGCCGCCCGCCGCCGTCGTGGCCGTGTTGGACTGGTTGAGCCGGTTGACCGCCACGTTCTGGTTGGCGTCCCGCAGCATCACCGAGTTAGCGCCAGACGAGGTCGTAACCCCAGTGCCGCCATACGCCACGCCAATGGTCGAACCTTGCCACGTACCAGACGCTACGGTACCCAGCGCAGAGACGTTGCCGCTGCCATCCAGATTGACCGACTTGCCCGACGGGTAGGTGACGAAGACGCTGACCGTGCCAACAAAAGTGACCGCGCTGCCAGAGTTGCTGGAGGCGTAGACGGTCGTGCGCGTGAGGGTTGGCCCCGTGATGGAGTACGTGCCAAGACCAACCTCCCACTGCCCCGTCGTGTCAGTCGCCGAGTAGTAGGTGGTGTTCGTGTTACCGATGACTGCGAACGTCTGGAAGCCCGTGACTGCCCCGGTCAGCGTAAAGCTTACAGTCGTATTCGCCGTGGCCGATTCTTGGACACGGTTTGCAAGAACCAGAGCCATTTAAGCCCCCTTTAGTTAGGAGGTTGCGGTGGTCGAGTACGTGACAGAAACCGTATCGCCAGCCGTCGTAACCTTCGCGGTCGAAAACGCGCCCGCGCTGTACAGCGTGCCTGAGGTGTTGCCCTGCGTCGAAGATGCGCCAGAGCCGGTCACCAAGAAGCAACCGCCCACCGTGCCGCCGCCACCCGTGATGGTGTAGGTGATCGCCGAAGCGGTCTTAGTCGTCACGTTGGAAGGAGACAGGCCCGAGGAAGTCGCAGCGCTGAACGATGCGGTGCCACGCACAGCCGAGCCACCCACGGTGTAGTTGGTGAACTCAGTCCAGCCGCCGTGCGAAGACATCGTGTCCGCAGCCAAGAACGTCGGGCTTGCGCCAGAGATCAGGCCAAGGTACGGACCCACGGTCGTGTAGGAGGTGCCAGACAGCAGCGTGTCCAGCATCAGCTCTTTGCCTACGGCGTTGACCAAGTTGGGGAACTGATCTTCCCACTTGATGTTGCCATCCGCGTCACGGCAGACAACGTGATAGCAGCCCTCAATACCGACAGACTCAGAACCCGCGACGTTGGACTGCATGGTCACCTGTGCGTGGTCGCCAAAGTTGGAAAATTCGTTTGCCATGATAGATCCTTAAACGAGGCGGATAAGCGCAGAGGTGCTGGTGTTAGCGGGCATCTGCACAGTGAAAGATGTGGTCGAGGTCTTGTCCGAGCCGAAGTCCAGCACGCACACAGCACCGTTGTCACCGGGCGTGTAGATCAAAGCACCACGGGCCGTGATCGCTCCAGTCCACGCAGGAGACGAGAAGTTGATAAACGTCGTGCTGCCTCCGGAATTGTTCGCTTCCGACGAAATCGTCGCTGTAACAACCTGCCCAGCCGCAACATAATTGCCACCCGATGCCTCACCCGTCGTGGTGTAAGCAGTGGTAGTTTGGTCAAGTGTCGCAGCATTGGTGTACAGCGCCAGATAGAACGTGTCAGTGGCAAAGTTGATCGTGCCGTTGGCCAGACCCAAACGCAGCGTATTGCAGGAGTAGTTGCCTGTAAACGCCATCACTGGACTCCGTTATTCTGAGGCAGAGGCGAAAGACGCGCCTGCCCACTGCGGTACGCATCGCTGCGCTCCAGACCATTACCCAGACGCGAGGCCAGAGCCAGCGCTTCTTTGTACTTGCCGTCGTACAGCGCCATCATGTCGGTCTCACCCTTCATGAAGGTGTACGCTTCAACCAGCGAGCCGTACAGCAGCACAGAGTCAAAGTTATCGCCCAGCCAAGTCTGACCGTCCGCAGCGACCGTGATCGACTCGGGGTAGTAGTAATAGTGCAGCTCAACGCTGTACGCGGCATCTGGCGTGGGACCCAGAAGGAACGACAACTCATCAGAGATGACAGCACCAGAGACCGTCGGGCCAAACAACGCGTAGTACTTGGGAATGCCTGTGTCGCTTGTCGGATTCGGGTACGCCTGCCGGATGAAGTTCACATCCTTGTTCAGCAGATACTCGTAGTTACCCGTGGCATCAATCACCGCCATCGAGTACACCGACAGGAAATCGCTGGGGCACGACAGGTATTTGTTAGCCGTCGTCACCGACCCCGTCACGTTCTTGCGAAGCGACGGGAACTGCACCGTGTTGTAGATACGCTGTTCCGCCTGTTTTACGAAAACAGGAATGTTGTCTACGAACTCTTGCTCGTAGTTTTGCGTATACGCCTTGATGGCGTCTGACAACTGGGTGTAGTTCATCGAAATCTCAGCCCATCGGACCGCGAGCCATCACGCCTTTGGTAGCCGCACCGGTGCCACGGATTTTGATGCCCGAGGTTTTGGTCGGTTTGTAGTCGTTGCTGCGGTTGGTAGCCACAGACACGTTCATCTCCCGCATGTACTTCTTGTTGTCCTCGGGGGCCAACTTAGCGGGGGGAGCGGATTGGGGTTGTTTGTAGGTTGCCATGTCAGGCTCCTTTGCGACCGGGGCTGCGCTGGTTCATGACCTTGGCCATGTTGCGCCCGTACTTGAGCATGTCGGCGTTGGTCTTGCCACCGGCCTTCAGTTTGGTCGGCTTCTGGCCGGGGTGCATATTCTTCTCGTGCTTGCGCACAGCGGTTTTCGCGTCCATGTTCACTCCTTACGTCGTGGATACCGTTACTGTACCCAATTGCACAGATAAAACCAAGTTGTTAGGCGTGAGGGCAGCATCAAAAAACTTGCTGCCCCCCACCGGGTTCCAGCCCCACTGGAAGATCCTGCTACCGCCGGTCAGGTACCCGTCCGAGCCAGTGCCCGCAACCACATAGGTGCTGTCCGGGCGGGGATTCCTGAGCGCCTGCGGGTCGTCCACCGGGTACATGCCGAGCTGCAACTGCGGCTGATCCGGGTCCCAGCACTGCTTGCACACCAGCAGGTTGTACCGCTTGGTCTTGATGATCTCGGTTTTGAGTTCGGTAAGCCTAAAGCGTTGCCCACACCTATCGCACATCGCGATGGCGTTTTTGCCTGAAGCGTACCGATTACCCATCAGAAGGTCCCGCCGATGAACATCCGACGCGGCACAAACCGCACGGCTGCCTTCTCACGGTCCTCGGTGCTGGCGAACTCCCAAGCCTCGTCATACTGGGCTTTCAGGGTAGCCATGCGGGCCTCGGCCCCGGGGATTTTGAGCGCCAGATAATAGGCCAGCCCCGCCACCATGCACGGCACGAACCGGAACGGGACATCTGCCACGTTCACACCGCTGCCAATGTCCTGAGTGCGGCGAAGCCGCCAATACACAAGCTGGTAAGGCTGGGAGCCGTCCGGAGTCGGCCAAACTGTGACCGCAGGCACCTGCGCCCAGTAGACCGCCGTGCCGTTGGTATGGCTGGCTGCCGTCGTGTTGTCCTGCCCCCGCACGCAGCTTGTCAGGGTGTTCCCGCTAATCGCGCCGTAGCCAATGATCTCGCTATCGACCTTGATAAAGCCAGTAGCGGGAAGGCCAACGGTCGAATCGAGGGTGACGGTCGGATTGGTGGACGACAGGGTGCCGCCCGAGATAGCCAGCCCGGTGGGAGAAATCTGCCCGTTGTAGCGCTGAATCCAGATTTGAATAGGTCGCGCTTGCTGAAGCTTGTTGGGGATCGTGGCGTAGGTGGAGACGCTGATCCGGGTGATGGACAGGTCTGCCTGAGTGGCCGCACTTCCCGCGCCGGTGCGCACCACATGCTCAATCAAGTCCACCGTGTCGTTGGGCAGCGGGTATGTGTTCTGGCCTTGGACGAGGTTGATGGTGCCCTGCTCAAACGTCCACATGTTCAGGCCACGGTTGGCCCAATCTGCAAACAACAGGTTCAGCGACCGCCGGGCGGTCTTGAGGTCATAACCCGTGCGCAGTTCACTACCGGCGCGCTCAAACGCCTCCTCGACGATCTCGGACAGATCGAGGTTAAAGCTGCTTGCGCCGGAGGTGGTTGCCATTTACTTCCCCAGTTTCTTCAGGGTCTGCGCAAAACGTGCGCGTTGGCCTAGTTTACCGGGAGCCTTTGCAGCGGCGGCCAGCTTCTTGGCAGGGATCGGCTTGCCTTCTTTGGCACCCAGCGCGGCACGCAAAGCGCCGGGCTTTTTGATCGCCTTTTGGATGAACTTCTCAGCCATTATCGGTACCTCGCGGTTTTCTTAGCTATGCCCTTGGGCTGGGCGACAAACTGCTTCCCGGCAGCTTTGCCCGCACGCTTTGCACGCGTTGTTGCAGCGTACTCAGCAGGACTCAGGGACTTGATCGCGGCCTCGGGCAGGTATCGCTCACCGGTCTTGGAAGACGGTTTTCCGGACTTAGTCCGCCACTTTTGGGCGGTCCAGTCCTTTAGCGATTTCTGCGGGGCTTTCATTTCTTGTTCAGCCTCTCGCGCTCTTCCAGCAGCCTGACCTTCACCTGAAGCTCGTTGATGTACAGCATCAACTGCTCCTTCTGCGCAGCCCTTTTCTCAGCGCTGATCGGGCTATCCGTCGGGACGCCTTCCTTGGTGATCAGCGCAGGCATCGAGCCTTCGATCTTGGTCAGACGCGTAGAGAAGTCCGCCACCTGCCCCAGCAACCAAGCTAGGGAGGCAACGATGACGGGGATTACCGCCTTCAGCGCGTCTGACCAGTTCATGCTCAGTCCTTGTATCCGCCGCCTGCGGCCTTGTACTTCTTGGCCACAAGCTGCGCCTTACGGGCTGACCACTGACCTGCGCCGGTGCCTTGCGTGGCGGCAGCCTTGACCTGACTGACAATCCGCTTGCGTAGCTCAGGCTTGGTGTAGTTGCCAGCCGCGTTGACCTTCCCACCCTCAGCGTACTGAGTGAAGTCGGTGTTATCCCGCCGGGCTTTGATCTTGCCCTTGGGCATTTTGGAGGGGTTGATGGCCCCCATGCCACGGCTGGCTCGCATGGCTTAGCAGGCTTTGCCGCCCATTTTCATGGTGACCATCTTGCCACGGGTCTTGCCCTTGACGGCAACACCATCACGGCTAGGAGCAGCGGTCTTCACCTTGCCCATAGAGGTCATGCCGCCGCCAGCCATTTTCTTGGCCTTGCCGCCGTACTTCATGCTGGTCATCTCGCCCAGCTCATGCTTGATCATGGACTTGGGAGCGCCAGCTTTCTTCATGAAGCCGACTTCCTTTTTCACCATCGCCTTGGACTCTTTCATATCGCCACCTTTTGCAAAAAGTTCAGATTTGCCATGACGGGTGTCAGGGCGGTTGATTTTCTGGAGATCGGCTCGGCCAGTGCTGCCCTTACCAAACTTCAGACCCTTGTCAGCTTGAACGAACTCTTTGCCGACAGATTGGGGAATCCCCACACGCTTTGCAGCGGCAGGGTCGTTGGCGACCATCGCCATCAAATTGTGCTGCTTACCGCTAACCGAGGGCACTGCGCTGCTCCTTCATGAAAGCATCCAGCTTCTCGTCCAACCGATCAAGCCGGGTGATAACGCGATTGATGTCGTTATGCATATCCTGCTTGTTCACAAACTTATCCGCGTGCTCTTCCCGCGTCTTGCTGATCAAGATCGACAAACGCTTCATCTCTTCGTGCATGGACTTCACCCACAGCAGCGCTGCGGCAGACACGAACGAAAGAACAATGTTCCAAACCATCATCTCCATCGGTACACCTTAGCAGTTCCATGCGCGTAGCGATTTGTTAATCCGGGAGTTTGGGTCGTTCGCCGTCTTCGCCGAGGTGAGCTTCTTCTTCATGCCACTCATCCGGGCGCAGAAGGAGTCGCGCCGTTTGCCGCCTTCGGGCTGCGGAGCTTTCAACCCGGGTTTCCCGGGGTTGGCTTTGTTGTAAGACGCACGGCCCTTCGCGTTGAGGCCGCCCTTCTCCGACTTGCCCTCTTTGCGCTGCCATGCTGGTGTCTTAGCCATAGAACAGTGTCACCGCTGCCGCGCTGCCCTTGTTACAAAACACGCCGTTTTCGGCGCGAATCCCTTCGCCGGGGATCACCACTGTGTGGCAACCCGCTGCGTCCACACCAATCTGCAACAGCACGTTTCCAGAGCCAGCAGAGGCGTTGTCGTAGAAAGTCACAGGCGTTCCGCCGCCCGTAGCGACAGAAACAAACGCGCCCTTAACCCGAACAGGGTACGTCACCATAGCCGCGCTACTTGCTGTATACGCGGATTTAACGTCGTATTGCATGACGCCCCCTTAGGCAGTACGGGTGAAGACGTACGCGGTGGGGCTGGAGAACATCAGGGTGAAGCGGCCAATACCAGTAACGCCAGACGCAATGGTCAGGTCACCAAAGGTGCCAGCAGCGGCAGCAGCATCAACAGCGCCGGTAGACAGGATGGCGTTGGTGTTCACAGCCACGGTCACAGTGCTTGCGCCAGCGGTGTTGTCGATGTACAAATCCAGCGTGGTGCCCTGCACAGCGCCGATAGCCGAACCGAGGTCCGTGCCAGTGGGCAGCGTGATGGTGGTCGGAGCAGCCGAGGTGGAAGTGATGTAGCCGGTAGCAACTTGCGCTGCGGTTGCAGTGCCAGTGGCGTTAACAGCGTTTGCGGGAGCGACTTGGTGGCCGCCGATGAAGCCGTTTTGCGAAACGACCGGGCCGTTGAAAGTGGTACGTGCCATGATTCCTCACATGCGAGTATTCGTTGGGGCGTTCTGTCTGCATGTCGTCAGCCGGGACTGTCAGAACGCCGGGAACCCCGGGATGTAACCAATATACCGGAAAAGAAAAGGGGGCACAAGGCCCCCTTTTCAGTCTCATCAGGTCGAACCCGACGAACCCCAAACGCCGAGGGGATCGGACCAGCCGAACGAATAACGCTCACGAGCCTTGTAACGAACGTTACCGGTATCGAAGTCGCCATCCATCTTGGTGTCCAGAGCCATACGCTCGAAGTGCTTCAGACCGTTGGGAACGTCGGTGGTCAGGAACCATGCGTTCGGGTCGGTCAAGAAGTGGTTCACGGTGTAGCCACCGGAGATGGTGCCCAGTTGCTTGATAGCGTTGATGTCGTTATCAGCAGTGGCGACACGCAGTTCGGTGTCCAGCAGACGCTTGGACGTGAACATCAGTGCCGGGGGAACCACCAGCTTAACCGGCTTGGCAGCGATCAGCAGGCCACGCTCATCGGTCCACGCAGCGATTTGAATCGTGGCGTTTTCCAGCGAGGTTTCGTTCAGATCGACACCCACGGTGGGGCTGTTGTAGTTGACGCCGCCGCCAACCAGCGGGTGGCCAACGCGAGAGCTAGAGCTGTTCACGCCGAACAGAGACACACCATCACCGCCCGGGTAGGAGCCGTTGAAGCCGTTGTTCAGGACCGAAGCGGCCTTGACCTGCTTGGTATAGGCCATCGCACGAGCCAGAGCTTTGGTGTAGCGGGCAGACAGACTGTCGTACAGGTTGTCTTCCACAGCTTCTTCGGTGATCGAGAAGCCCAGAGCGATGGTTTCGTGGGTGTAGCGAGCAGTGAAAGCTTCCTGCGCGTTGTCGTAAGCGATGGCAGAGCCTTCGTTCTTGACAGGTGCAGCACCGAAGCCAGCGAGCTTGGTCTCTTCTTCGAAGGAACGCTCAGAGGTCTCGGTTTCGTAGATTTCCTTGTGCTCCTCGCCGTAGCGAGCGTATTCCATACCGAACAAGGCATTCAGGCCGGGCAGGAGTTCTTTAAGTAGCTGTGCACGAGAAATAGCCATTTTTAATTACTCCTTAGATGCCAACGGCGTTGGTATAGGCGTGAGCGCCCGGGTTGAACTTCACCAGCACTTCAGTGTAGGCGTCGGTCAGCGGGGATGCAAAGCCAATGATCTTGAACGCGGCAGCAGTGGTAACAACCGTGGACTCCAGCGCGCTGGTGGAGTTGCCAGTTTGGGTAGAACCACCACCGGAACTTTGCGCAGCAGCGAAGAAGGTGTTCGCACCAAGGGCGGCTTGGGTGACTTGGCCATCCAGCTGAGCTTGGAACGTAACCTGCGGGTCGGTGATGACGTACGCAGTAACCACGCCGGTGGTGCCGGAGGGGTAGTACTGAGCGTAAATCTGCTGACCTTGCGCGTTGATGTACGAGCAACCAACGAACACGCCCCAAGCGCCAAGGGTGTTGCCGCCGAGGTTGTTGGTGGTCAGGTCTGCACCGGTAGCGGTAGACAGAGCGATGTAGCCGTTGGCGTTAATGATAACGACTTGGCCGTTGAAGAGGTTGGATGCCAGACCTGCGGGATCAATCAGGAACTGACTCGTAGCGCCAGCATAGGGCATGCCGTCGTTACGGTTTACGGCTCGTAGGCCGTAGGGAGAGTTCGTAGATGCCATTTAAGGACTCCTAAGTTACTTTGAACCAGAACCAAACCCGGTTCCGCGACTGGTCGAAGACTTGCGGTCTGCAAACAGAGGCATGCGCGGGTCATTGTTTCGCATGAAGTGGTTGTCCACCGACTCCATCTGGTTCTGAGCCTGTTTGGCGTAATACTCCTGACGAGCACGGTACTGCTCAACAGTCTGCTTGCAGAGCATCAGACCGCCGATTTCCACGTTGCCCGTTGTGGGATTACCCATCATCATCAGTTCCGGATGGTCTTCCGCCTTCACCGGCACCCAGTTGTCACGCATCTTTTTGGACACGTTCGTCGGATCAGACTGACCAAGGATGTGCGTAGCAACCCAGTGGTAGACATAACCCGGCTCGGGGGTCGGATCGGGCAGTGCGCTCGGGGGAACATACACTGATCGAGAAGATTTTTCGCGCGATGCAAGATCACGAGGGGTACGGGTTTCAGCCATTTTGGTTCTCCAGTTTAGCTACTTGGGCAGCATACTGCTGCGGCGTTAGGTTAAATTTCTTAGCCAGCGCCACTTGGGTTGCTGTCAAACGGATTTTTCCAGCCGATGCACTGCGTGCAGCCGGAGCGACAACCGTCGTAGGTTTCTTTTGAACCTCACCGGACCTTGGCTTGTCTTCATTCCCGAACAACTCCGGAAACTTCGACTTCATGCGACCGTCAATCTGGTCGTAGTAATCATCAGAGCGGGGATCGGTACCCCCGGAGACTAGTTTTTGGTGCAGCCCTAGTGCGTAGCTGGTGTATTCCTCGAAACCCTCTTGCCCGAACCACTGGTTTCTAGCCTGCCAGCGCAGGGATTTTTCGTCGGGTTTGACAGCTTCTTGCGGTTTCTGGGGAGTTTTTAGCTCATATTCCGACTCCTGTAAAGGGGTCGGCTTAAAGTTTTTCATCGCCTCCGCACGCATCTTGGCTTCGGCAAGTTTTTCTTGCGCCGCAACAATAGCGTCGGTGTCAAAAGCTTCGTGGGCCTGCTTGAGTTCGCGGCGGGCGATATCAAGGTCAGACTCAGCTTTCTCCTTGGCGGTCGTAGCAAACACCTCTTGCCCCGCGTTGTAGCGCTGCTTGAGGTTTTTGTTCTCGTTAATGAGCTGCTGTGCAAGACGCTCCAGTTCCTGACGTTCCCGGGCCAGCGCTTCGGCCTTGCGGCGCTCATCGTGGCGGGCGTGCGTCAGTTCCTTGATGCGGCTTTGTACCTTCTCGGAGTAAGTCTCGATCTCTTCTTCCGTCGGATCGGCTACCTCACGCTCCAGCGGCTTGCGGCCACGGTCCTGCGGTGGGGTGTCATCGACGATCTCAATCTCGACATCCGTTTCGGATTCGATGTTTACAGTGTCAGCGTTCTTGCTCTCGACTTCGTCGGGAAACTTGAACTCGTCCTTCTCACTAGCCATCTTTACTCCTTCATGCGCGGGTTACACCGCGAGGGTCTTGCACAACAGCCTCGACCTGATCGTCGTTGATCAAGCGAAACTCTTTTCCGAAGATTTTGAAACGCGTACCGGAATACGTACGCACGAGCACAAAGTCGCCCTCCTTGCACCATGCCCCGTTAGGAAACTTGGCGGAGTCTTTGTACGCGTCGGGTCCCATGCGCATAACAAAGAGCACGGTTGTGGCGTGTTCTTCTTGGCGCAGGGTGGTGGGGTCACGCACCAAATCCAGCGACGTACCTGCAATCTTGCTATCGACATCAGGGACGATGCAAAGCAGTTTCCAACCCGTGGGGGTAGGTAGTGCTCCGGCTTTGGTTTCGTTGTCGGAATCCTTTTCAGGCTCTTCCAACGGTTGGACGTGAGGGGGCAGGGTGATGCCCGGAGGCAGGATGATTTCACTCATCTTGTTCTGTCACTTTCTTTGCAAGGTCAAGGAGATAACGCTCCGCAACGGCTAGACCTTGAATGACGCCGCAGAGTTTTTGGTATTCATCAAAAGAGCGGCACGAACCTCCCGCCAAATCATCGGCGTAGTTGTTCATGTCGTTACGTATTTGTTCGCGCAATACGCGTGCGAATTCATCGATCATTGGTTACGTTGGCTCCTTCTTTGTGACGCGGCCTGTTGCCGACTCTTTGCGATGTCGATGCCCAAACGAACACCGTCTCGTTCTTGGTCTGCGGCCAGCTTGGTAGCGTCCTGCTGCGCTTTGGCGGAGAGCTTCATGCCCTCCAGCTCCATGCGTGCTGCCAACTCGCCCTTCTTCAGCTCAAGTTCGTCAGCCTTAGCAGCGGCCTCAACCTGAACCTTCTTGTCCTTGATCGCCACTTCTTGTGCGCGAATCTGCAGCTCTTGCTGCTGCATCTGCAGCACCGGGTCTTGGGCCATCTGCTGCGCCTGTTGCTGGGCTGCCTGCGCTTGGTTTTGCGCCAGCACCTGCTGAGCCGCCTTAGCCATCATCGACGACATGGCGGTCTCGATCTGCGGGGGCAGCTTGTCTTCTTCAGGCGGCAGGGCAAAGCCCAGTTGCTGCTCGACTTTCTGGCGATACAGGAACGCCGTATGTTCAGCGATGTGCGCCTGCATGGCAGCCATCATCAACTGAGCCTTCGGGTTCTGACCGATGAGCTGCATGAGCATCGGGTCCTGCATGGCCGACATGTGCACTTGGATGTGCGCCTGATGGTCTTGGTACATGAACGCTTTGACCGGCTTGCTGCGCAGCACCGCCATGTTCTCCGACACGGGGTCGGTAGGCTTCATGTCGTCGGGCAGCGGCACGAGTTTCTCGGCGTTCTTAATACCCAACACCTCCAGCATCGAACGATGCAACTGCGGCATGTCGTAGATGTCCGGAGCCATCTGCGCCATCTGAATCACGGCTTGGTACTGGACAACCCGCTGGCTCATCGTCGAGGCGTTGGGGTCCGAGACCGGGATCACATCCACCAAGTCGTAGTCCGCCTGCTTGGCGCGCTTGGTGCCGTACTCCGGGGTGTACTCGTAGTCCACGTCCGTGTAGTCACGAATGATGACTTTGAGCAGGCCCAGCTCTTGTTTGAGCGAGTAGTGCACCCGGGCTTGCACGGCGGTCAGGACTTTGAGCTGGCGCTCCAGCAGGGCCAGCGTGGTACCCACGGGAGCCTGCGCGGACATGTCGGAGACCTTCATATCCGCAGTCGCTGCGAACCTGCGGCCCTCATCCACGATTGTCCCAAGGAGTTGGTACAGGACGTTGGACGGCTCTTTGTACGGCAGCGGCAGGATGTTGTCGCGAATGTTGCCGCTGCCCAAGTCCACGTCACGGAACTCGCCGGGAGCAATCGGAGTGTCGTCGCCCTTAATTCTCAAGCCCCTGCTTTTCAGACCGCCGGGGAGGTTCGACAGCGTGCCCGCGTCCACAAGCTGGCGCATGATGGAGGTCGCCGACTTGGCAAAGCCACCGATCAGGTGGAAGAGGCCGAAGCCATATGCACCGAAGCCGGGGATGTATTGGTAGTGGACGAAGTGCTGGCGCTTCTGGTGGTAGTCGTCGTCTTCCTTCCAGTTGCGGCGGATCGCCATAACCGTGTTGGTTCCCTTAATGAAGGTCACCACGTACGGCAGCGCAATCTCTGAGTCGTCCGGGCGGTAGCGGTCGCCCTTGATCACCAAACTCACATGGCTCTCAGCCAACTGGTAGCGGTCGTCGTTGATGTCCGAGAAGCCGGTCTCTTTGTCCTTGGCTTGCTGGATGTCATCTTTGTTCTTGCTGGGTTCGCCCAGCTCCACGTCGGCGTAGAAGCCAGCTTCTTGCAGACGCACGATGTCGTCCTTGGTCTTGCGCATCAGGTGCGTGACGCGATGGCAAGTGTCGAGGTCCGTCGTACCATAGGGAAGGAGCACGTCCTCGGCGGGCACAAACATCGACACCTGACGACCCAGACCCGGGTCGTAGTAGACCTTCTTGAACGCAGAGCCGGTAGCCGGCAAGCTCCACAGCATGCGCTCATGCTCGGGGCGGAACTCCTTCATGACCTCGGTCAGCTCGAAGTTCATGTCGTCTTGCACGCGAATGGCAGCTTCCTTGACCTCGACAGTTTCCTTGCCGATGATCTTGGTGCGCACTGGACCCTGCGCCGGGAAGGTTTCCGTGATGGTCTCAGCTTGGAAGCGCACAACCGCTTCGGTGATCATCGGGTGGAACACACCACACGCGCCATCCCAAGGCTCCGTGCGGTCCTCCATCTGCAAGCCCAAGAGTTTGAGACCCTCGGTGTAGGTCTTCTCCCACTCCTTGCGGCTGCTCTTGTCATTGTCGATGTCAGCGGAGAGCTGAGAGACGATCTCTTGAACTTCACCGCTACTGAGCACATCCACTAGGTTGGCGTCAAAATCGTCCTCGCCCGGCTCTTCTTTCGTCAGGCTGATCTCCAGACCGTCTACACCGATGTTGACCTCATCCGGATTAATGATCTCGATCTCAATAGGCGCTTCGCCTTCTGCCAGAGCGTCGATGCCCTGCGGTGCCGGATACAAAGCCTTGTCGATGTTGGTAGCCATGGGCAATCCTTAAACTCAGTAGTACGCCGCTTTGCGACGCTGAAAAAATCTGTCCTCTGGCTCATCGCTGTCCAAGCTGATGAACCCGCCCTGCCGGTAGCGTAAGAGGGCCTGCGTGGTCGTATCCACAAAGTCGTCGTGATCGCCAACGGGGAAAGCCGCCACTTCCTCAATCACTTCACGCGCCCAGCGCGTGTCAGGTGCCCAGACTTTACCCGACGTGAACAAATCCGCAACTGCGTTCACGCGCACCGTCTTGTCGTTGCCCCGGCTCGGGCTGAACTCAGAGACTGGGATGCCCATATTGCGCAGCTCTTGGATCAGCGGCGCGCCAGCGGCCTTCTTTTCCACGATGAACGCATCAGGCTGCCACTCTTTGTAGTGCTTAAGGGCTATCGCCTTGAGTTCTGGGAAGGCCATGCGGTCTTTGAACGCGTCCAGCAGGATGATCTGCGGGCTGTTGCCCTCTTCCTCGTTGTAGAACACGCCCCATGTTGTGCAGGCTGAGTAGTCAGCGCTGGTTTTGGCTTCAAACGCCGTATCCCATGACTGGATCACGTACTCGCACGGGGGCGGATCGTCTCTTTCCCAGATGCGCCAAGATTTTCTACTAATTAATGCCGAACTTTCCGAGGTCGGCTGCTGCATGTACTGGGCGTTCCAGTACCGGGGGTCGATGGATGCGCGGGTTGCCTGCAAAGATTCGATTGGCCACTGCTCGGGCCACAGGCTTTTTTCGATGACGTTGCCGTTTGCGTCCTCAGACTCAAGAATCGCCGGCAACTCCACGATCTCCCATGGGATGGCGTCCGGATTTTTGATCTGATAGTCGATCAGCCGGCCCGTGAGGTCGCGCAGACCCCAGCGCGTCATGATGATAATGATCGCCCCACCCGGCATCAGACGCTGCAGCGGACCAGTTTGGAACCAAGACCACGCCGTATCGAACGCCAGCCCGGAGTTGGCCTTTATATCCTGCTCAGAGTGAGGATCGTCAATAACAAATAGGTCAGCGCCACGACCAGCAAGAGCGCCGCCGACACCCGCCGCATAGTACTGGCCTCCAACAGAAGTGGACCATTTACCAGCCGCCTTCTGGTCGTCGGCAAGAACAGTTGCTGGAAAAATCTCACGGTACTCCTCCGTGTCGATCAGGTTTTTGATGCGCCGGCCAAAGTCCTCAGACAGGCTCGCAGTGTGCGTGCCCATGATGATTTTCTTCTGGGGGTACTTGCCAAGGAAATAGGCGGGGAACAGGTAGGAGCTGAACTCGGATTTGCCCATACGCGGGGCGATGTTGATGATGACGCGCTTTTTGCGCCCCTCGATCACGTCCGTGAAGATGCGCGCCAGCTTCTTATGGTGCGGCCCGATTTTGAACCCGGGGTACACGGCCTTGGCAAACCCCAGCATGTTGTCGTTGGCGGCGGCCAAGCGGGTGCGCTTCTCGCGCTCTTCCAGATCCGCCAACAGCTCGGCCTTCTCCTGCGCATTCATATGCGGCAGGGCCTTTTGCAAGGCTTCCAGCTCAAGCTTGGTCAGGCTTGTCATCTGTTTGGTTTTCGCCGGTTTCTGGACGGATCACTTCCAACGTGTCTACTTTTTCGGCTTCTTTGTACACGTCGATCACGTCCACCACGCCCATGAACTTGCCCAACTTTTCCTTGATCCGGGCGTCCAGCTCAGCATCGGAGGCAGGCGCTTGCTTGACCTCGATCTTCTCCGTGAACAGACCCACCTCAGTGACCTTGCCCAGCAGGCCCAAGGCTTTCAGGCGGATGTTGGCGTTGGGGTTTTCAGTTTCTTCTAGCAGCTTGGCGACCGTGTAGCCACGCAGCTCCTTAGCCTGCTGTACAAATTCCCAGTCGTAGGCCGTGAGCATACCCACCAGACGCTGCACAGCAGCGGGCGTCTTCATGGAGGTCAGGGCGTTTTGGATATTGGCTGGCGTTGTGCCCATGGTGATAGCCGCGAAGGCTGCCCGGGCGGTTGTGGTGGCGGCTTGGTCTTTGACTTTGTCGTCGGTGAGGCCAAGGCCCTCTAACCATTGTGCGGTCTCTGCTTGAGCGTCGATCAGGTTTTCCGGCGACGCTTTCTCCAAAGGCGTGAAGCCTGTTGGGGGGACACCTGAGATTACAGGGTCCAGATCGTCACTGATCAGGTGTTCAAGCATGTGCGGATTTTGGCGTTACGCCTTGCTTACCGATGCGTCGCACTATACACTTAATGCAGCAGTTGTCGCAAGTCATCTGCTTCTCCTCGGGAAGGGCCGTCATTTCACCCTCTCCTGTTCAAGGCCCCGGCTAACCCCCGGGGCTTTTTTTCGTCTGGCCATGTCTACCGTTTGACAAAGGTTCTTTGGAATTTTTTAAAAAATTTTGGGGTGGGGTCAAGTTTGGGGAAGGGGGGTGGTGCCTATTTGGCGTGAGCTGGTGTGTATCCGGAATACGGGGTGGTGCCTATTTGGCTTGGATTGTGTATTAAGTATTACAGAAATGTGTAGTGCGGGTGAGGAACAGTGTTTACGTGCGATGCAGCCGGGCCATCGGATTTGGGGTGGTGGGGAGGGGGTACGGGTCGGAAAGGGCCGATTTCAGGGCATAAACACTACCCTCAGGGCTTATCAAATCGACCCTGCAGCACAATAGAGGCATCGGTTGGGGATTGGCCCCGGCAGATACCACCTACATAGGAGAAATCATCATGGCTAAAGCAATCAAACTGTCCTTCGCAAACTTCGCTCACGACCTCGGTGCACATACCCGGATCACTCTGGAGGTGTCCGAGGTGTGGCACACCGAGTACCTCACGGCAGACGAGGTGACCCGCAAGGCGCGCCGAGAGGAGTTCATCCTGAACTTCTTGAAGGGCTATGGGTGCAAGAACCCCGAGATCATCATGGGCCGGTCACGCGATGAGCGGACGGCGGACGATCAGAAGGTCTACGACGCGGCTCGGGCCAAGTTCACCTATCACGTCGTGCGCCCCGAGAAGTCCGGCGGTTCGGCCAAGGCTGACCCGGTGGCCAAAGCCCTCGCGCTGGTTGCCTCGATGACCCCCGCGCAGAAGAAGCGCTTCCTCTCCGCTCTGTGATCCCGGGGAGGTTTCTCCCCCGAGTTTTTCCGAGCGGCCACGGCAAAGAGGCCGGGCCGCTGTTCCCTTTCTTGTCAATCCGCAGCACCCGCTGCTTTTTCTAGGAGTTCCCCATGTCTGAAACCACCACCAACCTCGCCCACCTTGCCAAGGAGATGCGCTGCGGCCTCTTCGCTGACCGCGAGGACTTCGGTTACGCCCTGTCCTACGCCTACGGCTTGATCGCCACCCTGCCTGAGAAACACCGGGCTGCCGCCTTCACCGCCCTGCACGTCGTCCTGAACACCGTCGCCAACGAGATCGAACCCAAGGAGTAACTCATGCGTAACCTATCCGGAGGCGCTTGCCTCCTCCTTCTCCTCGTCGCCACCTGTATCGCCATCCTCATCAAGTGAAAGGAACCCCACCATGTCCACCTACGAAAACACCGGCACCCTCACCATCAACGGCAGGCAGTTCGCCATCGACACCTACTACCCCTGCGGCAAGGCCAAGCCCCAGTACAAAATCTTCTGCGTGTGGGAGCAGCACGCCGAGCGTGGCGAGAAGCACATCTTCGCCGGCGAGCACGGCTTCATCCAATGGCTGGAGAAGGTGCAAGCCCCCGTGCAGCGAGGGCTTTGGTGAGTCAGAGCGGGGGAGAAACCTCCCCCAACTCCAAGAACTATGCAAAAAACGCATCAGACAAATGTCCAGCTTTCCTGCGGGCTAGCAATCGCCCGCAAACCCGCGTCAATCCTAGCGGCCCGCTTCTCTCACACATCTATATCTATCTATTTAGAAATACTTTTATATATGTATGCCTATCTTTTTCAACGTGTTAGTAATGATGTCTCTCTTAACACGTTATTTTTTGGAGCCATTGAGAAGCATGCATTTCCTGAAAAGTACGTCGATAGATGTGTGAGCATGGTGCAAACCCAGTATTCGTGGGGCTTCCCAGCCATTCGCTCACACGCAGGAAAGCTGGACACTTCGGGCGATAAACGTGTTAGCATTGGGCTTCCTTCAACTCTTGATCGTATGAGCGATGAAAACCTACCCTGAAACCCGCACCTTTTCTTGGGAAGAGAAGCCTCGTCTGCCCATGAGCGTGGCCTACGAGATCGTCATGACTAGCCTGCGTCAGAAGGGCAGCGACCAGCGCAAGGCAGCGTACATCGCAGTTCGCCAAGCTCTTGAACTCATCCAGCACGAACACGATCCCGACACCATCCCCACCAGCAAGCTCAAGCAGCTCCTGATTGCAGCGGCCCAAGAGCACGAGTGGTTTGCGCTGGACATGAAGAAGGTGCGGGCGAATGCCCCGCCCATGCCCAAGGTGTGGGACTTGCCTGAAGGGATGCGCTGCTGCCGCAAATGCCGGGAGATCAAACCCAAGGACGACTTCAAAGCTGACCCCTCACCCGCCAAGGCACGCCGCTACGGATGGAGCGAGGACACTACGCAGAAAGTCCTGTCGCACCTGTGCACCCCGTGCCGCAAGGCCAACCAGCAAAAGACGGCGCGCAAGCAGGCCCGCCGGGGCGTGAAGGACAAGTTCTCGGAGGTGGAGCTGCGTGCCAATCCTGCGCTAGCTAAACGTGTGAGTCAGTATCAGAAGCTCGCCAACCAGCTAGACGCTCACACATCGAGGGTGCGTGCAGCCTTTGCCAACGCGAAGACGGAGATCAAAGACCCGGACGGCACGTACCACGAGTACCAGTTTGCGACGGACTACTTGCGTCAGTTCTACGAATCGAAGAGGGTGCTGCTGGCTGCAGCCAAGCGCCGACTGGAGGACAAGCTCGGCGACACCGCGCCCCTTCCCGATACTTGGGGGATGCTGCTCACGAAGGAGGAGCAGCTAGAGCTAGCCGACTTGCATGATCAGGCGGTAACGTCCAGCCCATCGCGACGAGTGCCCAGCCTGTGGAGCACAGAGGTGAAGAAGAAAGAAGTCAGTGAAGACTAACAAATCTGGGGGAGAAACCTCCCCCGACCGACGCCGGGCGGTTCCCGGCTATGCAAGCAAGGAGAAAGCAAATGAAAGACGCATTCAAAACCAAGGCGAAGATCGCCACTCGTGGCGCTGCTATCGAGGCAGCACGCTCAGTCCTGCGGGTCACCCTGCTGCGCCAACCTGTCGTGGCTCGGGTGTTCAACTCCCTGCCCGTCGCGGCACGTGCCGACGCTAGGCTGTCGCTGGCTGGCTCATCGGACTGTGTGTACATCAGCCTCTTCCTGCGCAACCTCGACTCGTTCAGGGATAAGCGCTTGGTCTCGGTGCTGGAGAAGTTCGCCGACTGGAAGGGCAACACTGTGGACTACACCAGCGGCACGCAACCCAATCGGGACTACAACTTCGACCGCGACTTCACATGGGATCACGACACGCGATCCATCGCGTACAAGAAACTGATGAAGGAATCCCACTACGTACCCGGTAGTTTTAATATTAATGTTGGCATCTACGCCTACGTCAAGGAAGACAGCGACACATGCAGAATCGTGGTCAAAGAACGCGAGGAAGTTGTGAAGCGTGAGGAACGCTTCATCGTGTGTGATTGATTCGGGGAGGTTTCTCCCCAGCCGTCGCCGGTGCGGTTCACCGGCAGTGTGTTTATTCAAGCAACCTAAGGAAGTAAATCATGGCTCATCAAATTTCTATCGTTAACGGCGTCGCTCAATACGCATCCACCCAGCGTGAGTGGCACGGCCTCGGACAACTGATGCCCGTCGGGCAGACTGTCGAGCAGTGGCAAGCTGCTGCCGGCATGGACTACAAGATCCAGCGAGGGCTGGTGCGCTACGCAACGGAGCGCTTCAATGAAGCAACGGATGCCATCGGCAACCTCAAGAAGCTCGACGACAAGGTCGTGCTGTTCCGCAACGACACGGGCGCAGCGCTGGGAGTCGTCAGCGATAGTTATAAAGTTGTTCAACCCGCCGAAGTCTTGGAGTTCTTCCGTGAGTGGGCGGACAAGGGCGGCGTGACCATCGAGTCCGCAGGTGTGCTGTTCGGTGGCAAGCGCTACTTCGCAACCGCCAAGCTCGGGGACGCGGTCTCTGTCGATGGTGGGCGTGACCGCATCGTGCCCTACGCCTTGCTCTCTACGTCTGCCGACGGTTCCCTTGCCACGGAATGCCGCTGGACTACTGTGCGTACTGTGTGCAACAACACGCTGAGCATTGCGCTCAAGGGTAAGGCGGCGTTCAAGGTGTCGCATCGCTCGGTGTTCAACCCGGATGATGCACGCGACGCAGTCGAGGCAGCGAACGAAGAGTTCTCCGCATTCATGCAAGCAGCGCGCAGCTTGGCGAACATCAAGATGGAGCAGGACATCGCCGAGGCGATGACTGTGAAGCTCCTGATGAAGTCGAGCGAGGAGGTGGCACGCGAGTCCGCCGCATTCTCCAAGATCATGGCGCTCTTCAACGGCGAGGGTAAGGGCAGCAATCTGGAATCTTCTTATCAGACTGCGTGGGGATTTTTGAATGCCGTGACTGAGTACGCCGACCACCATGTCCGTGCCCGCAGCGATGAGAACCGCCAAGCCTCTGCCCTGTGGGGGCCGGGCGATGCGCTCAAGCAGAAAGCTCTGGCGCTGGTGACAGCGTAAGGATCGGGGAGGTTTCTCCCCCAGCGTGGGGACTGCGCTTCAGTCCCAGTTCAAGCAACCTACGAAAGCAAACCATGGAAAACATCATCAACGCAGACAGCACCATGCAAACCGGAACCCAATCAACCAACGAAGCAACCATGCAAGCAACTAACCCCATCTTCGACTTCACCGCCACCTTCAACGCTGCGCTGGCGCAAGCAATCCAACAAGCAACACAACACCTTCACCAGCGCATCGCTGAGTTGGAGGTAAAGGTTAACAATCTGCAGAGCACAAACGCAGACTTCATCAAGGAGATTGCCGAGGAGGTAGCAGAGCAAGCGATGAACGATCACAACCACCTCTACGACCACGACGAGTACGACCGGTTCGATGACCGGGTCGAGGAGAAGGTGAGCGATGCGGTTACTGATGCCATCGACGAGATCGACTTCGAGGACAAGGTGCGCGAGATCATGCGCCACGCCAGCGTGAGCATCGACATCTAAGAAACCCGGGGGCTTCGGCCCCCACAACTAGGAGAAGCAAATGAACCTGACACCCGTAGAGAAAGTGGAACGCGTAGTGTTCCTGATCGCAGCCATCGTCGTGCTGCTCGATGTACTTGTGTGGAGGCCGTGATGCAACCAACCAGACGCAGACTCATCGAAGATGGGTACACATGGGAGGAGGCAGAAGATCGCATCAGCGACTACGCCGAAGACCTCGTTGACTATGCCCGCGACGAGGAAGTGATGGAGTACTTTCAAACCCAAGGAGAAAGCAAATGAGCTACACGAAAGAAGAATGGATTCTGAACAAGAACAACATGTGGAAGACCAACCCGTTCAGCATCACCGCACGCAAGCGAGGCGTGCATTCAACGACCATCGCCAACATCCCGACGCGGATGACCATCCCGCCCATGGAGCAGCAAGCCAACGCACGACTGCTCGCGGCAGCGCCTGACCTGCTCAACGCACTACTGAAACTACCCCAGCATCACGGAGCAACAGAGCAGGAGTGGTGGGACTGGATAGATATCGCACGCACAGCAATCGACAAAGCAACAGGAGAAAGCAAATGAAGAAGACCTATGAAGTTGAACTCAAACGCGAGAGCTACATCACCATCTGGGTGGAAGCCTTGAACGAAGCCCACGCTGAAGAGTTGGCGTGGGAGGAGATCGAGACAGGTGACTACAGCAACGAGGACGCATCGTGGCTCATCGAGTCCATCGAAGAAACCAAAACCAAAGGAGAATGAAATGCTAAGCATCGACACCAACGCCAAGACCATCAAGGGTCAGCAGTACGGGTACATGACCGGGGTGCTCTACCTCGCACCCTACAACCTGTCCGGCTACCAAGTGTGCGCTATGGCAGAGATCGCCCAGTGCCACGAGCCGTGCCTGAACACGGCAGGACGGGGAGCCTTCAGCAACATACAAGCAGCACGGGTACGCAAGACCCGGCTGTTCTTTGAAGACCGCCCCGCCTTCTTCGCGGAGTTGATCCCATCCATAAAAAGCCTCGTGCGTAAAGCGCACGCCGCAGGGCTTACGCCCGTGTGCCGACTCAATGGCACCTCGGACATCAAGTGGGAGATCGCAAGCTTTGACTACGAGGGCATCTACTACAACAACATCTTCGAGATGTTCCCCGACCTGCAGTTCTACGACTACACCAAGCTGCCCAACCGCGACACCGCCCACATCCCCAACTACGACCTGACCTTCTCCTACTCAGGAGTGGTCGAGTTCCAGCCCTACGTGCGCAAGGCTATCGATAACGGGTACCGGATTGCGGTAGTGTTTAGGCGTAGGCAGGACATCCCCTCTGAGTTCCTCGGTACTACCTGTGTGGACGGGGACGACTCGGACTTGCGTCACGAAGACCCACACGGTGTCGTCGTTGCGCTCTACGCCAAGGGCAAGGCCAAGCGCGATACCTCTGGTTTTGTGGTGGACTATCCCGTTGCATAAGCTCTAGGGCTTATGGTATTGTTTCCGTTCCCGTTTTATTAACTCTTTGGAGAAGCAAATGACGATGACGCTAGGTGAGATGCTGCGTGCGAAGCTGATGATGGCTGACCTGCGAGATGCCATGGAAAAACCTAAGGCGCAGGAGGTGCAGCCCGCACCCGCACCCGCACCCGAACCTGAACCCATACCCAAGCACCACTTCGCAATCACCAACAACCTCAACCGAACGCTGTTCGCACACATCAAGAACTCTCCCGGTTCCCGCGCTGACATCACAAGCGCCATGGTCAGCCAAGGGTTCAAGATGGGGTCTGTCTCTGCGGTGATCGGGCAGATGCTGCGGCAGGGGTTGCTGCAGGCCGATGACGAGGGGTTGCTGCACACGACCACGCCCGAGTACGTCCCGATCAAAGGGCACCGCACGCTCGCGCGCATGAAGAGGCTGGAGGAGCAGGCCGCCAAGCGCGCAGCAGCCAAGGCCAAGCGAGAGGAGAGGAAGAAGGTGGTGTTCGTGTCGAAGAAGACGGGCCTTCCTTTTGAGAAGAAGCGACCAGTGTCTTCTTCTGTTGTTCCTGCCGCCGTGCCCATGGGAATTCCCCCGGGAATTCCCTCAACGCAGGCTTTGCTGCGCGACATGTCGCTACTGCAGGCACGCGAGCTTTACGATGAACTGCGCAAGCTGTTCGGGGGAGACCGCTGATGAACTCCTTCGGATCTTTTGGGACTGACCCCAAGTATCTGGTGCGCGCTGACGCGCCTGACACCAGCCACGAGGCCGCCGAGGCTATCGACACGACGCGGATGGAGGGCCTTGTGTACGAGGCCATCAAGCGGTTCCCCAACGGGTGCATCAGTGATGAGGTGCGCGGGCTGTTCCCGGGCTACCCATACAGCTCCGTCACGGCCCGCTACCGGGCGCTGCTGGACAAGGGCTTCATCATCGACACGGGCCTGCGCCGACCCGGCAGGTCAGGCCGCAACCAGCGTGTACTCAAAGCAAGCGAGGAGAAAGCAAATGAAGCGTGAACAAACCCGAGTAGAACCAACCCTGAGAACAACCGACCCGCGTTTCGTCCCCACCCGAGGCGCAGATGTGCAGGCCACGTGGCGACGCTTTGGCTGGGTTCCGCCGAGTGCCACGATGACCCCGCCGCCCCCGGAGAAAGAGTACGTACCCGACACGCACTGGGAGCCGCGTGAGATGCGGAGGGTGAAGTGAACCCCAGAGTTGCAAAGGCGGCTTCGTTTGTTGCGTTTGATGCGGCAGACTACACATGGGTAGACCTCACGGGCGTGACAGACAAGGACTTCCCCGACGCGGAGATGACGCAGCACCTGAGCGATTTGGCTTCTTTCCAAATAGAAGAGATGCCGATGATGTTCGAGAAGGTGGCGATGCTTCCTCCCCAAGAGTACGGCGGTGGCACAGAGTGCGCAGTGACCATCGAGCGACAAGGTAGCACTATGCTTGTTTCCCTTTGGTCAGACGGCACGGTGTCCGCGTTTGATGCGCGATTGACAAACCATCCAACCATCACCAACGAACTGAGCGTCTCCGCCGAAGTTGAGCCGCAGGTTATGAAAGACCTGATCAAACAATCGGGGAGTAAAGAAGCGGTATCGAACCGGATAGCAAGAAACGCCGCCAGATACATCGCCTTTCTGTACGCCGCAACTGTGGTGAAGCCCGCCGTCGCTGAGTCTTACGCTTGCCCACGCAACCCCGCCAACGAGAAGCGCAGGCGCAAGGGGAAGGTGCCGCTGTACGAGTGGAAGACCATCGTGATCGACCCCAACGAGGTCAAGCGAGTACGGGACGCAGTCGGATCGCACAAGGAACGGGAGAAGTGCAGGGAGCACGAGGTGCGAGGGCATTGGGCTGTGCGCAGGAAGTCAGGCAAGCGCTACTGGGTACGAGCGCACAAGCGAGGCGACCCGAGCCGGGGCACCGTGTTCCACGACTACCAACTAGCAGGAGAAACGAAATGAGCTTTGTACTTGGGTTCGTTCTCGGCCTTATCGTGGGCTGCGTGCTCATGCATCTGGCCCATGAGTGGCTCGATACGGCGCTGCCCAAAGATGCGCCAGAAGAGAAGACATGGCTGGGCCGCAGGCAGAGATTGCCCGGCGGGGGAGAAGAAATGAACGAACAGGACTTCAACAACTTTGGCCGGGCCACGATCAAGATGGAGGGTGGCATCGCTGACCCCGATGAATTTGCGTGGGAGTGCGACTGCGCCAAGTGCCAAGAGAAGTACGCGGTATGGAAGGAAGCGTTCGATGACCAGCAAGCGCAGCTTAGAGGAGAAACGAAATGAAAAAGAGCCTACACCTGACTACCGAGTTCTTGCCGCGCAAGTGGCCCTGCTTCGCTGTAGGGTTCATTAGTAGCGGCAGCGAATTTGTGCTTCACCTGTATCTGGTGTGCTTCCGCATTCGTTGGGGATACTAAGGTGAACAATCAAAAAGTAATCGAACTCCCCGCCAGCGTGAACTACACCGCAGAGCAGGCGCTGCACTCGGCACTCAAGGCCAACCTTACCGACGTGATGGTGCTGGGCTACGACGAGGACGGCGAGTTGTTTGTCCGCTCATCCAAGATGACCCGGGCCGAGGGGCTATTCATGGCAGAGAAGGCGAAGCAGTGGACGATGTTTGGAGGACTGGAATGACCCGCGACGACATCATTGCAATGGCGCGGGAGGCCGGAATTGTGTGGGGTGCCGAACTACCTTACAACTACGAAATTTTCGCCGCCCTTGTCGCCGCGCATGAACGAGAGATGTGTGCGCAGGTGTGTGAAAACATCGCCGCTGACCACGCACTACACGACAGCAACATTAGCGCGGGCGCTGCCGAGGACTGTGCGGAGTTGATCCGCGCAAGAGGAGAAACGAAATGAACTGGACACCCAGCATGCACGACTGCGATGTCGTGGAGTTCACATGGCTAGACCTGTTGAAGCTGGCGCTCGGTCGGTCGTTGAAAGACGCCGCCCTTATTGCCCGGCGAGTGGGCATCAAAGGAGAAACGAAATGACCGACCTGCACAAAGCCCTGAATCGCAGACCGATGACGCTGCGCCTGCTGCCTGTTGGGATGAGTTTCTACCTGATGCGTACCGGGGAGCGATTCAAGCTGGTGAGCGCAGGGCCGAGCGCCTTGGGCGGCTACAAGTACACCGTCCGCAGGGACAGCAGCGACAAGCTGTCCACCCTGCACCACTCCTGCCGGATCAAACCTATTGTGAGAGCGAGGCAAGTATGAACAACGACCGCGACCTTCTTAAGCAGGCGCTGGAGGCGCTGGAGCGTTGCGTTTCGACTTGCTTTGACCAACGCGCACATGAGCAAGCGATGAGCAGGCCAGAGCATTTTGTAAACCAGAACATCACCGCCCTGCGCGAGCGGCTGGCGCAGCCGGAGCCTTGGGAACAGTTTTACCTGGACCTAGGCAATCCGTTCAAAAAGCAGCCGGAGCAGGCGCCGGTGGCGTGGATGCAGGAGATGCCAGCCAAGGAAGACGAGACGCGCTCTGTGCGCCTGACCACTGTCCGAGAGCTTGCTCAGCAGGAATGGGACAACCCGATCCCTCTCTACACCACCCCGCCG